CACACGAATCTAACGGAATCTCATATTGCAGGACTGACGCGCCTGCTCGCGGTTGCCACGGCATAAACCGTCTTGGTGTTATGTTGGCAGTGTACAAAGATACTCTAAGCGAGTCAATGGAATTTAACGATTATGCTGCTACGAAATATAGTATGCAGTGTACCCCTTGCTACTACATCGCATGTACACTATCTTGCTGGAATGGACGCAAGACCCGAATACCTCTACGGCGCGAACGTGATGCTCAAAGTAAAAAGCAGCGCGTACGATATTTACGCGCTGCCGAGTTGCGGTCGTGTCATAGTTTTCGACGCTCGCGACAAAAGCTCTAAGCTGAATCAATTGCGAGGCATGAAAGCCGAATGGTGCGAATCTCGCCGTACGGATGAACGTGGAATGGCCAATGTCGAGATAAACGCCTGGCTGTTCTACGATCGATACGGACGGCGCACGGAAGATGAATGCTTCGTTGAAATTGCAGCTACTTCGAGAGTCAGTGAGGAAGAGATAGCAATTATTCTCGGGCAGAGTGAGTGCTGAGAGGTCTTACACCGGGGCTTTAATACTCTCCAAGTGACGCAGAGAACGTCACAGCTTTGATTCGGGCACCGGTTGGCTGAGGATCGTAATTCTCTGGGATCACAAGAGCCTCGCCAAGTTGCACGAGCTCGATCGTTTCCACTTCTGTGACGGGATAGAAGCTGCCTACCCCGTCCATCGAAACGACTTCGGTGTTCGGGTCGAATGATTTCAGCTTGGCGATGAGGTCGGAGATTTTCATGGTGATTTGATCGGTTTATTTCAAAGGCAAATCAATCACACCATAATCAATAGAATTTAAACGGCATTGGCCATTTGACGCCAATGTGAATGATGCATAAAAGACATGCATTACTTCGTCTTGCTCATCAAAAAAACACATCTCCATAGGGTGTATCTTCGACTGGCAAACAGATTCAGGGCTTGCTGGAATCGAGCGATTTGAATTTGTGCAAGGATCACCAGATTGCAGTTTAGCATTGACGGCAGCAGCGAGTTGTATCCCAACCGGCTTTGGAAGCTGCCATCCTTTAATTTTTACTATTAGGGTGTTCGGAACCAATGCCCCAAATCCATGCCCACTACTCATCGAGAATGTCTCCAATAGGAGACACTTCACCTCGTTCATATTGCAAATGAGAGGCTTCGATTTCAGCGTAGTTCGGTTGAGGAGACGAGAGCTGCATTGTTCGGGCAACGCAATCCTGGAAATCACCCCAACTTGGCGGCGTTCCGCTTTGAGCCATCTTCGCTTTGAGGCAGGTAATTAAGGTAGCGCGCATTGCTGGCGTATACTTTTGAACCTGTCGCTGAATGCGATACGGTAAGTTAATAGCTGCGATGTCGATTTCCATAACTAGACCCTTTTTGCTAAAAGTTCATTGATGCCGATTGTTCTTATCGGCAAACACTCTGTATTCAAAGATGCCAATTTGTACCGCGAGGTTACTTTGTACTGCAATAGAATTATAGAATAATCTATCTGCAAGCACGTCGCAATCAGCTATTTAGCGGTATTTTGGCCACTCCGTTACAACGGACAATCTATGGACATCTGTTTAACTTGTAATACTAGCAACACTTATGCCGATTTTAACGATCGAGTTTAAGGCTTCTTTGCCCCGATACCCCCGTAGTCCCTACTTGGCCTAGCGCATAAAAAACCGCCCTTGCGAGGCGGCAATGGGAATCTATGATTGAGCTATGAAACATTTACTCGTTTTTATCGTTCTTTTGGCCGGTTGCTCGAAACCCGCGCCGGTGAAAACCCTTGCGAGCGTCAGGGTTGAGCTGAATAAGCAGTGGAAAGATAACCGGATTATCAATCTTGTCTTTCACGGCCACAGTGTTCCGGCTGGTTTTCATGTCACGCCCGAGATAAAACCGTTCGAGTCATACCCGCACTTGGTTTACGTCGGACTAAAGAAGAAATATCCTTACGCGCAAATCAACTGTATTGTCACTGCAGTTGGCGGAGAGACGAGCGATAAAGGCGCGATGAGATTTGAGGATGAAGTCATGAACCACAAGCCCGACATTCTGTTTATCGACTATGCTCTTAATGATCGCTTTTTGAATGAACAGGATTCGCGGCGTTCACTATCGAAAATGATCGACTCGGCAAAGGCACGAAATGTAATCGTGGTGCTCGTTACACCGACCGGCGCTGAGGATGCAAATCTGAATGACGAAAGCGACAAGCTGACAATTCGCGTGAAGATCATCCGTGAGCTTGCAAAAGAAAAGGATTGTTTGCTGGCCGATGTTTCGGGAGTTTGGAAAACGAAAGATCAATCGAAGCTACTGAGTCAAATCAATCATCCGAATCTAATCGGCCACCAACTCGCCGCTGATGTGATTCTCGAAACTCTTAACCATTGAGGCATCTTGCAAAGAACTGCCGTGAATCCGATGTGACGAAATGCGACAAATCGCCATGATCGCCAGTCGCGGCGAGGATTGTAAACTCTCGTGCGCGTGAAGCGAGAAGCGTTTGCAGTACGTCGGAGTGAGATCCTCTCGGCACATAGGTATCGGCGTTTGATGCAGTAGTGCGCATGCGCACGACCGGATAAGCCGATGCACTTTTTAGCACCGGATCGTAGCCGCTCGTCTTACTCGCGTAGTCCGACCCATCGCCAGCGATTCCGTAAGCTGTTTTAACTGCAGCGGTGAACGTCGCGTGATTGTAAGCAGCGAGTAGCGAGCAAACCGGATAGATTCCGTACCAACCGATAACTGGCATGTCTTGCCGAGCAAGGCAGCCGAGTCCGGTCAATCCACCCATCGACTGCGATAAGAACAGTAATCGATTCGCTGAAAAATTAGCGTCCGCATAAGTCCAGAGTGGCAGATAGCAATCTTGCGAGGCTTGATTGCCCCACGCCGTTGTACCGGCTGAGATTCCGCAGAGGATGTATCCCGCGCCAAGAAGTGCGTCTCGAGTTGCTGTTTTTAGCGAGTCGCTGTCCCAAGCGGTGTAATCTTCGCCGCTGCCGCTATGGTACATAATCACATCGTGACCAGTCGTCGCATCGTAATTTTGCGGCAGGATAATCAGCGAAGATTTACCACCAACAGTCTGGTAATTGCGTACTGGCAATCCATACGCAGCAAAAGAATTGATTCTATTGCTGTCATTCGCGTGCTCGTCATAAATGTTACAGCCAACTGCTGCACCCGTGTTCGAGAGTGGGACGGTGTCAGTTCCAGTGAACACCAAAACCCCGTCGTTGAATATTTTGAATACTAAATGCCCGCTCTCGTTCTCTTCCGCAGTGATGCGCATGTCGTGCACACCAACGGATGGCAAGTTTGTGGTAACTGCCGTGCCGATCGGCCCGCCACCGCCACCAATTTTATAGCATCCCCACGATTCCAATCCTGAGATTGTGTCGAGCCAGCCAACCTGATAAAAAGTATTTGCGCCCGGCTGTAGACGAAACAAGGCAAGTACGGCGTTGCCAGCACCTGTCACTCCTGATTTCGTCCAATTCATTCTTACTTCGCAATTACGTGGAGGTGTGCCGCTTGCGTAGTATTGCGTATAAGCAGTTCCATCGGTTTTGATTGCATTCGATGCAATTGATAGAGTGGTGCCTGTATAAAACCCGTGACGTGTCCACGTTGCCCCGAACTCACCCGTATGTACCGAAAGTAATTTATCGCTGTCCGTGAAAGTGTCGTATACAAAACATGGGGATGTGAATTTATAAAGTGCGGAGTATTCAGAGCCATTGCCGTTCGCGTCAAACGCCCGAACACGGTAATACATGCTGCCGTAGAGCGGCGCGACGGTTAATCCAACGACTTGCGCATTGCCACTCGCGGAAATATCGGTATAACTTCCAAGCCCTTGCGTGACCGGGTCGCCGGAAGCGTGACGATAGATGCGAAACGTCGTGGCTGACCCGTTTGACGGTGTGATCAGGAATTCGATTTCGTTCGCCGCTAATGTTCCGCCACCGGTCTTTGCGTAACCGGGCTGTGAGTAGAGAGCGAGTGCGTCGGTTTGCAGGGTGCTTACGATTGCGTTCGTGTCACCATTGAACGGCCCGCGAAGGGGGCCAGAGCCGAACGGGCCAAGGTAGGGCGAGCGTAGCATTAGACGCCTCTCCTAGATTTGCGTGTCACTGAGTTCGGTGAGAAAGACAATCGATGCCGTGCCGCCGAAGATGTAGATGCTGTCGAGAGCTTTCCCGCCGAACGGAAGGTAAAACGGCGTTCCTGCCGCGTAAGATTTCGTATAGCCGTTGGTCGAAGCTGTAGCGGTTGCTCCCTTCTCGTTCACGTAGCAGGTGCCGCTAGAAGGAAAGATGCTTACTCCTCGCACACGACCTTTGGACGCTCCAGCAACGGTGCCGAGATTTCTTCCTGCGGAAGAGTTATCGATGTCGTAATTCGCTAGCTGCGAAATTGACTGAATTGGTACGAGATTGAGTTGGCTTGTGAACTGAGACATGATTGTATTCCGTTACGAGAAGGTTCCAATTCCAATGTTTTGAATAACCAGAGCCGTTGCGGTTGTGTAGGTCACGATAAAGTCACGGTACGTATTTGCTGCGATTGTCATTGTTCCAGTGAGCGTGACTCCGTCACCGGCTGTCACGGTCAATGTTCCACTACCTTGACCATTCACGATTCGCAGGACGTAAGAGTTTCCGGCCACTGCCGTTGCGTCATCGCCAAACATTTCCGTTGCTGTGCGAGTGGCGATTGACCCAGGAGTTCCCTGTGTGTTGGTGTAAACCACGAACTTTGAACCGCTTAATTGACCAGCGGCAAACGTCGTAGTGGTTGTGCCGGTGGAGAAGCTGGCGTTTGCCCTTGCGTTTTGAGAGGTTACGGCAGCGGCAATCGCCGTTGTCATTTCTGTGGTAAGCGGAATCGACAACAAAAACTCGCGCCAAGATTGGTCGTCGAAGTCTTTGTTGCGGGCTTGCTGGTATAAATTTGCGAGTTGTTCGCGTGTTCTTGCAGAATCGGCCATGAGATTCCTCCGTGAATGATGCCGCAACTTAGCAACTCGCGGAGGGGGCTCCAAGGCAAAATCTTAGCGGCTAAAAATCCATCGAAATGGGCGTTTTGTAGAGAGCCACGCGCCTAGTTTGTCGAGTTTCACAATCCGCCCGTTGCATCCGCAATCGATTCCCAGCTTTTTGATTAGTTCGTTGATGCCCAGTCGCTTTGTGACCTTCCCCGCCCAGGTTCCCATCGGCAGCGGGTTCGGGACTTTGCAATTCGACTTGGCTTTGCAGTCTTTCGACCGATACACTTTGCCACATAGGGTGCATTTGCATTTGTCGTTCGGGAGTGTTTCGGGGGTGCATTGCATTTTTATGGAAGACGAAGAATGACCGACACTGCCGGTGTGTAAAACTGGCACGGCCCAAGATCGGCTCGCGAAAAGTAAGGAATCGAAATGTCTCCACCCGCTTCAAACGTGGCAGCCGAAATACCCGTGAGCTTGTAAATGAACTGCGTGGCTCCTCCGGCTGGAAATCTAGTTCGCCAGTCAATAATCACATCGTACGTGTTCGCTCCTCCGAAATACAAAAGGGTGACTTGAATGCTATGAATGGCAAAACCTGTGCAAAAAACTTCGTCGAACAAGTAGTCAATTGCGCAGTCTGGCGGATCATTAGATGCTCCAATATAGTCTGCAATGAATTCTCCGATCGTTAAAGTTGTGCAATCGGAACACCCCGAATTTGATCCTGTTCCAGTGTAGATACCGAATTCGGCGTAAACGGTAACGCTATCAGACGGGAATCGATCGAGGCACGTCGGAAATCCACCTCCATCGCAACACGCGCAGTTGCTCAAGTCCCACGTTGCCATTAGCTTTCGACCTCCGAGCTAATGGTCACGCCAAGGGCCATCACAGCGGCTGGAATATGCAGAGTGCGAACGTACTCAGTCATCTCGCAAGTTTCTTCATCCCATGAATAGCGGTAGAGCGTAATGTCTTCGTCGGAATAGCCTGTATCATCTAAAGAGATAATAAGTTCGGTTCCAGCACCGGCGGTAATCACAATAGGAAATGTTGCGGATAAGTTCGTTCCAATCGTTTTCGCCGTTCCGGCTCCGTTGCCAATCGTGATTCCAGCGGCGGCAGTCAGGTTAGCCGCAATGCCAATCGAAGTGTTCGCGACACTTGGCGTGAGCGTGATTCCGCAATTCGACGCCGTCGTGAAGTTCGTCGAGACCCACCAATCATCGTCGGTGAGCTCGGCAACAGTGATGCCGCTGCCGACTGCTGAATTGACCGTGACGGGTGAGCCGCCAGGAAACGTCACATTGCCGTTGAAAACTGTGTCGCCATTGAAAACCGAGCCACCATTCACGACCTGATCGCCCTCGATGACCGTGTCACCGTCAATCGTTGTGTCGCCAGCAACATTCACATCGCCTTGCAGCCACGTGTTTCCAGCAACAACAGCGTCACCATTAAGGACCGCCACGCCATTGCTGACAAACGCCACGCCGCGTCGAATTTCTTCCGAGTCCGGATCGATGTAACTGCCGATGTTTTGAGCAATCAACGCGCCAGGAAAGTGTTGTGGCGAGCTATTGGCAAACATCAACTGCGATGCTGTCGAGTTCCGAGGGGAATCCAGCGGTGGAACAATGATCGATAATGGAATTGGCAGAGCTTGCGGATTTTCGACGTTCACTAGGACCGGCGCACGATGCTGTAGCGGAAGCTGGCAATTTCCGATCACGCCCATCACGGCATTGATCGCGCCTTCGGGTAAGAACTTCGCCAGGTCATTGGCCATCGAGGCGGTGTATTCTGTGAACATCACGCCCCCTTGCCGGTGCTGTAAAACCCGACTTCATAAATCTTCGTGAAGTCTGATTTCTGAACGCCTTGCAATTCGAGCGAGATAAAGCGATGCGTCAACATTTCGGAATCGCGATGCCCGCCGTAGCGATGCTTCACCCAGCCCGCTTGCGTCTTTCCAGCCGCAACCAGGGACTTCATATTTACGACCGCATCGGCTGATCCGACTGTCGTAGTGATGTTGTTGCCAGTATTGGCAGAGACAGGAAAAACTTCTGGTGACGTATTGTTGTCGTAGTATCGTCGAATATCGAACGTCGCTGCTGCTGTCGTCGGCTCAAACAGGACTTCGATCCCTTCGTAAAATGCTTCGTTGCTGTTCCGTGATCCGGTAAACAGTTGGCCGGTTTTGATAGACCAAGGAATTCCACCAATCGAGTACACCGAAGTCGTGTCGGGCGATGTTGTCCAGGCAGTCTGAATGGTAACTTGGGTACTCGTTTGAGCCGTGATGTATCGTGTCTGTCCCTTGCCAGTGCCGCTGACGATCGTAATCGGCTGATCCAAGCAGTCTGTCGTAAATTGCGATAGAGTTGTGTCTGATAATGTTGTCGAACTGGACGCAGTTGCGGTTCCTGTGAAGTGCGTTGTCCCATCAAACGAATTTCCTCCGTTCACGGATTTCAAAACGAGACCGTTAATGCCGCCGTAATAGATCGTTCCAGGCACTCGATTGTCGAACGTGAATCCACACAGGCCAGGAGCGTAGTAGCCGAGATACCACGCATTGACTCGATTGTTAAATTCGAGCCAGTATTGCGGGTAAGTCACATCGTTGCTCATCGAGAAATGAAATCGCATGCAATCGTGATTTCGATCCGACGCTACAAATGCATATTCAAAATTGTTATTGTTCAGCAGAACAAGCCCGTCGTGCCAGTAATTCGCGATTGGATCGTCAATTTCTTGAATGCCGCTACCGCTACAAAGGTATGACCCGAAAGCATCGACCATGAAAAGCGAGTCTTCGTAGCGAGTCCAGCAGCGATTGTTCAGCAATCCGCGATTCGAGATCAGGTTGGGAGTTGCGTCAATGACCGGCTGGCTGACGTAGCGGATTGAATAGAGGTGCGAACGTTGGGCAACGATTAAAGCATTGTTGTTTGGTGCGAGTCCGACAATCTCATCCGGCGTTTCGTGGTTCTCTTGAATGAGAAGCGAATTGCCGCGTGGCACGGAAAACGGTTCGTCTTGTGCCGAATAAAGGATCTCATTTCGTGTTTTATGGTCTGGCTTGATTGTGTAACTTAGCCCAGAGGCAGTATTCGCAACGGCTTCGTCAACCGTGATCGACGTTGCACTCGCCGCCGTGATCTCGTACGCCTGTGGTTCGCCAGCGATGTAAATCTTGCGACCAATGAACGTGCTCTTCCAGTTGGTTCCCGTTCCGGTGATTGTTGTGGTGCCATTGGTGGCAATGGTTCCGCTCGAGTAAACAGCGTGAACTGCATAAAACGCGCGATCCTGCTGAACGGCTCCCACACGATAGTAATTCGGCGGTGGGACAAAGCGATTGGCAATATCTTCGTGGCCGTCGAGCGTCGTTAATTGAGTTGACTGATACCCTTCGACTGTGGCATCTGTGGCCGAGTCGTTATCGTACTGCGTGATTACCCACGTTGCCGCCGATCCAGCCGAAGCGAAAGCGATATTGGTGTCTACCGTCGTGGCCGTGATAGCGGTGGGCTGATGCACGACGTTGTAGGTTGCTTCCGAGTTGCCAGACATCAAGAAACGCATTGCATTCACGATGCCGTGACCGGCTGGAAGCGTGAATTGGCAAAAACCGCCGTTGTTCGTGCAGCTCGTAACCGTGCCTGAGACCGGCAAGTACGATTGACTCGAAGGGCCGAGTCCGTTGAATTTGAGTTTGAAATAAGTGATCGATTGACCGGCAGTCGTGCGCCAAAGTTCAATTCTCTTAGCGCGGGCTTGCGATGGAAGCGTGAATTGCCACCGCATAATGTCGAGTGTTGCCGACGCAGTTGTGACAGGTGAGAAGATTGAGGGATTCGGGCCAAGAGTTCCATCCCCGAATTCGTCGAAATCTTCTGCGTCATCCGTGTAGCGATAGACGAACTGATATGAACCGTCCAGTCCGCTGGAACCGCCGAGATTCGTGATTGTTGGAGCGACTGTTGGCCCATCAATGCCGATGTATTCCAGGGCAGCCGTGTAGCCATCCCACTGAAATGGCTCATCGATTCCATTAAGCCCGACAAGCAGGCCGAGTCGAGTTTGGAAGAAACAAATGCAATGCTCCCCGTCGTAGCCAGTTCCGAGAGTGACGATTGAACCGCTGCTCTTACGCGCAATGATCTTGCCGCTGGAAGTCTGGTAGACGTAATGCGTCCCGTTTGGGGCATCGAATCGAAACACTGAAATCACATTGTCGCTAGCAGTGCGAGTCCCGAACGCAGAACGAATTCCATCACGACCTTGCAGCATCCCAGCTTTGCGGATCACAAGGTTTTGCTGATAGCGCATCGCCCCCTGCGGGATGTCGTGCGGGTCAGCATTCGACATCATTCCTTGAAAGTTGTTGACGTTTCGGAATGTTTGTGCGTCCATTAGTGGGTTAAATCGGTGTCCACGTTCACGGTGTAATTGGCGTCACAGTAAGCGTCGTCGATAAGCGGAATTCCAGCCCGTGCGATGTCGGATTGACCATCAATCGCCCATGCGCCCAGCAATTCTTGTTGATACAAATCTTTGGCTCGCGCTAATGCAGCTGCGCTTGTGTTTCGAACCGATTCAATCTCGAATTCCACGCCGCGCCACATCGGGCTAATCATGCAATCGTCGATGTCGATCGGGTCGCTGACACGGAACTTCACACCGGAATAAGCCGCGACACTGGCTGAACCGATCGTGAGCGAAGTGGTGCTTGCCACTGCCTTGATCACGAATTCCTCGGTATATGGCTCTGCGCCGCCAAGTCCATCCGGTGAGGTTGTAGTACTGTCACAAACTCGCAAAACGCTGCCGATCATGCGTGAGCTAAACGACGTTCCCACGCCGGTCACTGTTGTGCCAGCAGCCGAGATCGAAAGCGTTCCTGTTGTTGATGCCGTTTCCTGTCCAGTCAGTCGCAATGGTCGTGCAGTGCGTCGATAGAGAAAGACGTGCGGGGCGTTACTTGATGGCGCAGGATCAACCAGCAGAGCCTTACGGCCATATTTCGGATTCGTGCTACCTGCGATTGTCCAGCGGTTTGGCGTACCAACAGAAGCATAGTTTCGCTGCTGAGAGAACCAATCTTCTGGTGTAATGTATCCTTGCAGCCAGCCACCTGTGCTTGTGACGATGTACAAATCCTGATAGTCGTCCGGCACTGCGTACTGAGCTTGAAATAGCTGATAGGCCGTTCCCGAAGCAATGTTATCGACCGGCGAATTCAACGCGGTGACAACAAGGTTCGACCCTGAAACACTCTCCACGTCGTACACGTCATTAGCAACGCGAATCTGTCCGTACTTCGCCCAAGATGGCCATGAGCCGCCCGTGATCGCGAACGTGCGGGTCGAGGCCGTGTATGCAATCGTGCCGGTATCATAGAGGCCATTGAGATTGACGCGCCCAGCAACGATGTAGTATCGCCATCCGTGATTATTGGTCGTGAGTCGCTGGTAAGCGTTCAAAATCGCGCGACGGATTCGACTTGTGAGTTGATCGGCTGCCGATCCACCCAAGTAATCCGTTGCGTGTTCGATCATGTCGCAGTATGTGAGCATCAGTCCCCCAGTTTCCTTCCGGCCTTTTTCATCTTCTTGACGTATCGCGAGTTATCCATCGGATCACGATCGGGTATTGCCCGTTGATGTTCGACTACGCCGTGAACGGTTTGGTTGCGAAGCTTGGCGACACTCTTGATATGCCCCTTCGGATCAGCAGACGGGATAAACGCCAGCGGGTCGCCGATGTCGTAAGCCAAGTTTGGTTCGTAAATGTCGCTGTTCTTTGGCTCGTATCCTTTTTCGCGAGCTGCTTTGATCAGGTGCCGAAACTGTGCATCCGTGCCGTTGTAGGAGTCTCTTAGGTTGTGACGGCCAGCCAGGAATTCACGGTCGGTCGTTGCGTCCGGTGCTTTGCGCGTTTGAAGCATCTCGGCAAATCGTGCTTGATCTTCCGGTGTGCTTTCCACGCCGACATACTTGCCGTTGACGATCTTTCCGATTGTTTTCGTGATCATGCTGCTACTCCATTCATCGGGGGTGCTTGGGGTTGTCCAGGCGGTATAGGTGCGCCTTGCTGCATTGGTTGTCCGGTTGCAGGATCAATCGGAGCTGGTGGCGGTGGATTCGGTAACATTACGTCGCCGACTTTCATGTCATTCGCCTTGCCCCATTCGCGGACTAGCTCGTTGTATGCGTCGAAGTTGCCGAACGTCATTCCGTATTGGAACGCTTGTGGTGTCAGCATTTGCATTGCTTGACCGATATTCGCCACGTCACGATCTTTGTTTGGCTTGCGAGTTGAGCCAGCTTCGATCGAGACTTCGGCTTCGCGCAGAACGTCCTCGACAGGTCGCGACATAATCAAGGTTTGCCAGAGCATTGAGCCGATTTCGCCCATCACTGGTTTGACATCTTCGGCAGTGATAAAAATCTGCGAGCAAACGCGCTCCATTTTTGCAACTTCTGTTTGCCATTCTTCCACCTTTGTTGCCATGTGGTCGGGTCGAACCGTCAACGCCTGTCGCTTCATAGCAGCGTCTTCCGCTGTGCGGCTCGTTGCGCCAGGGTTGTTGCCGTAGAGTAATTCCGAGAGCCCTACGCGCTTATCAAACGCCTCGGCGACACGATCAAGGATTTCGTAAAGATCGCGGTTCAATGGTGGGTGTTGCAGGAATTGAATCACTGCGCGAGGATCGGCGATTTCAAGCGGAATTCCGAAGACGGAGAGGTCCGTTCCGTTCTTCATCAATTCTTCAACTTTGTCTCGCATTGCTTCTGGGCAAGCAACGAAGTCTCGCGACGAACTGATAATGCGGTTCGGCAGAAAGCTCATGATCACATTCATGAATTGCAGCTCAGCCATGCCAGGCGTGAGCGGAGCCATCGGCCAGCAGCTTCCAGGGACTTTGTTGAAGTCCAGCATCGCGACCGGCCAGCGTCCATCTTTCCAGTACGGAATTGGCCATGCGAAACGAGCCTTTAAGTCGTCTGAAGTGACAGGCTGTTCCGGTTTATCGAACACGTCATTTGGGCAATTGAAAACAACGTCGGCTTCGCAATCGGGAATCACGATAAACGCATGGTCGCCGACTATTTCATCAAGAGTTTTCAGTTCGGCGATTTGTTCATTGCTGTTAGCCAGCCGCGTTCCAACGCCACCATTGGAGTAGATTTTCCAGTAGACGATGCTGTCGAACGATTCACCGAGGTTTTTGCGAACGCCCTCTTCGTCGCGAGCCTTAGAATTCTCCGAGACTCCGTTCAAGGTGGACTTGAGAGCGTACTTCTTCGCCATTTCTTCCGTCACACCATACTGCTTATACTTCTTGACGAATTCCCACACGGAATGAACGCAGCGAATTGCAATCCATGATGCGCTCCATTCGGTTTCTGCATCGGGATCAATCACGAGGTCGTAAGGATTCAGGTAGAAGCCACCAGTAAGCGTTCTCTCGCTCTCTGGGAATCGGTAGGGTTCGACAGTCAAGCAACCGCGTCCCTTCACTAGAGCGTCGATCGTAGCGAGTTCAGAGTGTCCTTTGAGTCCACCGCCAGCCTGTTCGCCAGGAGTGTAGTTCAACCACAATCCTTCGAGTCGTGAGACAAGATCGGATCGCTGCCGCTCGGCCTGCATTTGCATCTCGACTTGCTGCGCTTGCATTACGTCAGCCACGCCAAGAAACTGCATGTCGTTCGGGCCAAGTTCGAGCTTATCCTTCGACTTCACCGTGCGAGTCGGATTCTGCCAGAACAATGACGGGCCGTAGAGTGCAACGAATTCAAACGCCTTGGCGATCGTGAAATGAAACTTTGGTTTCACGCCGTTTTTGTTGTACTTTTCGGCGTGTTTGTCCTCCCACATCCATCCAGCAGCACCAGCAAAGAAGAGTTCGCATTGGCGCGCGTTGTCCAGCCAGGCTTTTCGTTTCTCGATGCCTTTTGTGATCTTCTCGCGCCATGCCTTGGCGATTGGTGCTAGTCGTTGACTCATGATTTTTTGAACTCGTTTCGAAATGCCCATGTCGCTGACGTTGCAATGCGAGCAGGGTACGTTTCAAAAAGTTTGTCTTTCCAGTGAACTGCACCGTCGATCGCCATGTGACCGGCCATTGTGCTGCCCGCCAGTTGCAATGCGTAACCGCCGCAAATCTTCTGAACGATCAGCGGGATAGGGTCTGGGCCGCCGCGATTGTTAGCTTTCCAGCAATAAACGATGTCGCCTACGCGCATGTCTTGTAATTGTTTTTGAAATCGGGCGTTTGCTGCTGAGTCAGCTTTAGGATCGTCGGACATATAACCTCATCGGGGTAAGGAGCTGGCCGCTGGGCCAAGGGTAATTGCTTTCTGATTCAACTCTTCGCCGAACAGTTTTAGGTACAGTTCGTGTGAAGGGTTCGGAACCTCAAGCGGTCGGGGTGGAACGTAGTACGGGGCTGATGCGGCGAGGTACGCCAACGCATCTTGTGCATGATTGTTTGCTGCAATCGGTTGATCGACTGCGAGCTTCCCCGCGCCGATTCTCCGCTTGTAGAGCGCGAATTCTCGCACAAGGTTGGGGCATGCTCCAAGGCAAAATCTTAACGTCGGGCCAAGGGCGGGTCGCTCGGCTAGCCACTCGCGCACAGTTGACGTTCTGGCCGCGATATTGTCGCTTCCACGGGTAAAAGCACTGCCGGTCATAATCGACTTGATTCCAGCCGCTTCAAAGGCCCGAACGTACTGCAAATAGATCGATTCGCCCGATCCGGCCTGCGTCACACGCGAACCGTGATCATCGATAATGAACGACTGGAACACATGGCTGCCCATTTTCTTCTTGACTTCGCGCGCCAAGATGCTGGCCGAGCAGTTTTTGATGTAAAGTTCGTCGTAGATGACGACGAACTTACCAACGTCGGGTGGTGGAACGGCTGCAAAGATCGCGGCACAAGTAGAAAATCCAGGGTCGACCGAGATATACCGCGTCCAGCCATCGGGAACGCCGTTTGCGCAGTGAAGTTCGATCAAGTCGGACTCTTTGTTGCCGTATCGTGGCAGCCCGTGAATCTCTTTGCTGAACTGCGGATACATCAAAACCGAGTCGGTCGAGTATTCACCGAAGATGCGGGCTCGCTGCTCTTCCTCGGTCATGCCCTCCATGTTTTTGCGCAATTCGTCGCGGTCGATATGCAGGTTGTCCATCTGGGTTAAGATGAACTCTTGCACGTCGGGGTTTTCACGGTCTTTCTGCTCTTCTGCCCGCGCGCTGATCTTCATCATTTCATCGTTCTGCATCTTCGGAAACGCAGTCCAGATCAGCTCACCCTTGCGGTCAGCGAGCCGCGATTCCATTTCCCGCGCCCAAGCAGGGTTATAGAGATCCTCATCAATGAGAATGAAGTCCACCGGATCGCCCATTGCCGGTTCAGCCATCGAGCCATAAGCGCGAATCTCCGTCCCGTTCATCGGGTGGTCTTTTCCGATATGCAACTTCACGACCGAGAATACATTCTCTTTCTTGTTATCCCAGCCCATGCTGTCGGGAACGATGAATTCTTGTGGGATGTACGGCGGTGCCAGCTCCGATTCCGCTTCACGGCCAGCATCTTCCTTCGTCCACGACTTAAATGTGCGCCACTTGCCGGTTGCTTTATCTTGAATGATCCTGAACGCGCCAGGCTTGAAGAGAAGACGATGAGCAACACGACCTATTGTGTCAGCATCATACGCGACGATGTAAATGAGAAGTGGCCGGTCATTCGCGATACGCTTACGAGGATCGACGCCGGTAGCAATGCGAGCTAATTGTAGATAGCCGGTCACGCTCTTGCCTGCTCGATTACCTCCGCGTAGCAAGCGAATCTTGGCTCGGCTTTTCAGGAATCGTTCTTGTTCGGGCGTACCTTCATACAACAACAGTGGATTTTTAGCCCGCCTGTTTTCTTCGTTAATCAGTTGTTGTAGGCGTTCCTTGCTCACTTTCGATCACAATCCCAGCTTCTTGCTTGATGAATCCCATGACCATTTCCAGCGTTTCGTTTGACCGATCCTCGGCCACCATTTGCAATAAGAGCATCATCTTCTCGGTTCGTAGTTGGTCGTCGGTAAGGCTTGCTACGTCCGGCGCGGTCGCTCTGTGAATGGTGCTGGCTTGAATGATGTTCGTGATCGATCGGCAGGCATCGAGAACCTTCTTGCCGCCAGGGTCGTTCACCGAAGCCAAAACAACTTGGTCGTAGTAAAACTGTGCAAAGCCGTTCGAGCCGCCGAACTTCACTAACAACGATTCCAAGAACTCGCTGATATGCGGTGCATTGATCGGCTGCGCTAGCTTGCTCACCCCCGCGTGAAACTCGGCGATCTGCTTCTCGGTCTTCTTCTTGATGAGGGCTTCAACTTGCTCGCGCTTCCGACACTTGCCGCACAAATTGCTTGACCGCTGATGCGATCCGCTCTTTGGAAACTCGCTTAACGGAAACGCTCTCGCGCATCCCAGACAAATCTTCTCGTCGAGAATGGACAGCTCGGCAGTTGGTTCATTAGTTGGCATGACAGTTTTCAATTGGTGCGAACCAAACGGCGGTTCCTGCGAGTTGTGGACTGTCGATCAATTCGTCAACCGCCTCTTTCACGCCAATGAACGTGCTGCCGTAGTCGTGGCCAGCAATGATTCCGCTCGGGTTGACCAATTTTGACCACGCCTCGATATCTTCTTTGACTTCCTTGTAGGTGTGACCAGCATCGATGTAGACAAGGTCGATGCCGCGAGGGAAATAAAAGCGGTCAGCGGCAGTCAGTGATTCGATTCTGTATGGGGAGACGCGACCTGTTGCGATGTTCTTTTCGCCGACATTTGCTTTCCAACGACTGAATAATGCATCAGGGCCGCCAAGATGCTCGACCATTCGTTTTGTGATGTCGTATTCAGCACCTTGGAAGTGATCGACGCAGTAAAGATTTGCTTCGAGCCCCATACTTTCGACAATCGTTTTACTTCCAACGCCGTCAAAGCAACCGACTTCCACAATCACTGCATTAGGCTTGTTTTTGACAGTCAATCGAACGAGTTCGGCCAATGCCTGTCGATCTTCTTTCGACCCGTTGACCTCTTCGCCATTGTCGAGTGCTTTTTCCAGCACTCGCATATGCGCCAGCTTCCGCTCTGGCGTTTTCTGTTCGTAACTCGCTCTCGCGGGGCTCATGTCATGCGAACCAATTGCAACGACTTCGCCGAATTCCCTCGGATCGATGCTGTGCTTGATCGAGACGTAGGTTTGACGCTCGTCGCTCTGGTAGCCGTCTGCGAGTGCTTCGGCGAACTTGTCCTTCACCTTGTCGGCGGTCATTGGACGTGGTTTACGCACGCCTATCGGCTTCCAGTGCTTCGCCCAGCTATTCCAGGCACAAAAGACGGGGTTGTAGCCAAGAATCTGTTGGCCGGCTAACGAGAGATCGCGAGTTTGCGTCACATCTTCCGTGCTGGACTTGTACGCTTGATATTTGTCAGTCCATTCGTAGTAGAACCACGGCTTTGAGTTCGCATCTCTTGGCTCGGTCAACTCGAAGCATCGCATGTCGTACATGATCAGCCCTGTTGGAGCTGCTGCGATCGGAGTGATGCCTGTCATCATGCCCGCATGAGCGCGAGTGTACGCATCGAGCTTAAAGTTTCCGTCAACTTGATCGTTGTTGTAGTTGTCCCACTGAAAGACGTAGACATTTTCGTTCGGTGGTGGGCCGCAATAAGGTGCTGCAACACAGACCGGTCCTTTCATCCAGTGGTTGTAAAGGAACTCGAAGGCCACTTCAAAGAACGGTTTCGCTTCGGGATCGGTGCCGAGTTCGGAGTCCGGCCCCATATCGCTATCGATCATGACCAGCACGTCTACCTTATTCTCTCGCGCTTTCAAGACAGCCTGATTGCGAGTCATCGTGATTGGCGTATCGGCAAGGTCGAAGTGGCCGATTTCAGAAATGCGAGGGTCTTTTTGAGCCTTGCAGATTGTTTGAATCATCCAGTCGCGAACGTCAGGATGTTCGGACTTCATTCCGCCATTGCCACCATAAGAGAACGTGGCAATACCTACCTTCAAGCGCATTTGCTCTGGCATCTTCATACCTATCGGGGTTAGGGTAAAGTTATTTCTGAGTGCATCGGAAAAAATGACAGGGGCCGGGAAAGCCCCCGTCATCCCCGATTTGGGGCGCACCCAAAAATCAAATAAACTAGCGAGGGATTTTCATGTTCACGAGCGTGTCAGTGCTGGTCTCGCCACTCGTGCGAGCCGTGATCACTTCCGCGATGGAATTCAGAACGTAGTTCTTGGCTGTTCCGTCAGTTGCCTGTGTTGCACTCCAAGTCGCTGGAAGAGCTTGGAAGCGTCCAGCTTGATTACCGGCAGTTGTCGTCGTGGCATTTGCAGCCGTGTCGGTTACTGCACAGAGATCATCGCCAGCAGCCCAAGTCGTGAGACCGAACGCCGCACCCGTCTTAGGAGTCTTGACAATGCACGGCCCTTCTTCGACAAGGTGAAACAAGTCACCGTCTGGAACGCCGGACGAACCAAGATACGGATCGACCACACCGGCAACGTCAGCTCCATCGAGCCGAGAGTAGCCGTCCACACGCTTGCGCTTCACGCTGTACTTGACCGCGTACTTGCCTTGCAAAACAACACCGGCACAGTTGCGCACGATGCGAGTTTTGATCAGTTGCGAGGATCGCGTTTTTGTGAGGTTTGAAGGATCGAGATCAATACAAACACATTCTCGACCTTCCAGTTTTTGCAATGGGACGCTGGCATAGCTACTCGAAACATCGAGTGTTTGACCGGCGAACGCAGTTGTCCCCATTGGGAACGGATTTGTGTTAATCATTTTGTCATCCTTGATTGTTATGAAACGGTGAGTGTCGAAAGCGCCATCGACTAGGCGTAGTTTTTGATCTTGAACACGTTGCGAGGGTTGTAGACCATGTTTCCCCAGACGCTGACGCTGAACACGTCAGCAACCACGCCCGGATCGTAGGTTGGCCCAATCGCCTTGTAGAACTCTGGACCCCAAATACCAAACCATTCGGTTTCGAGGTTGTGTCCGTAGACAGAGTTAGCTGGAACGCCAAACTCGCTCGAAAGCATCATGCCTTCAAACAGAATTGATTCAGGGAAGCCAAGATCCTCAGCCTCTTTGTATGGAGCCCAGATTTGTTGCTTAGCAGATTCTTTGTTCTTGAATCCGTTGAGCATTCCGACATCCATCGTTGCGAGATCGAGCTTGCCGGTTCCGGCTGCAACCGTATCGCAAACCGTCTTGCCATAACGCAAAGAGTATTCGCAGTTCGCAGCCCAGGTTGTGAGTCCACCAGGCCATGAGTTACTGGACCAATTGATTAGTTTTGGAGCTAACCAGTCGTAAGAGGCCGATCCGCTTCCTTCTGGCCAATCAGTAGCAATCGCGGCATTTGGCTTGGTGGCCTTGTCGGCAGACCATGTTCCGGCGATGGCACCAAGGTTAGTTTGGTGGCCCATGTAGGTGTCGCTCGGCTGTGCAACGATGTCGGCAGTTACGACCGTTCCAACGCCTGTGAAGGAATCGAAACCGTGGAAATCCGTTTGGTCGCCAGCGTTACCATCAATGTAGAGTTGGGTTCGCATCGCGACTTCAACATCGCCCTTAAGTCGCTCGGTCATGCCACCAACGATTTTGATAATGGCTTCTGTGCCAGTGTTTTTCAGCTTCTCGCCTTCCGTGATCGAATCAGGTGCGAGGATGTGACGTTGTGGAATCTCAAGGGTCCGCCAACGATCGACAGGGCTGTAAACGACCGGCGATCCATCAGCGCGAGTCGTAGCTTGCCCATCGGCGAAGCGAACTTTTTGCTCAAGATATTTACCAGTTTGGCCCGTTTTGATACGTCCACGCTTGCGAAGAAGCGACAAGTACAGAGACTTGCGCATCGTGTTGTTGATTTCAGCGGGCGAGTTCAGAAACTTCTGTGCCGTTGTATTGGCAATTCTGTTTGTGTCGTAAATCGGCATGGTGATTCAATCCTTTGAATTAAAGAGTCCTGACCTGGCTGTATGAAAACGGAATTCCCGCTTCGGCAGCTTCCCTTGCTGCGATGGCTTCAAATGAGTTGTCTGCGCTTGGCATTGCTGCACCAGCGAACACGGGCGTCCCTGCCCCGTTACGGCTTTGCGAGTGCATTGCCGCATCGACTCCGTTCGAGTTCGTGTATGCTTGGGCTCGGCTTGCTGCTTGCTGCTGTGGTGTTGGTTGCGGTGTCGCAATTCGCGTCATCATTGACTTGGCGATCCGATCCTGCTTTGCCGGTGATAGCCGGGACAGTTCGGGGTCTTGCTCGACTTCCGCCAATCGTTGCATGTACTCGAAGCCTTGCGCTGTCAGCACTGGTCGCTGGCCACTCGCGTCCATAATCGCTTGGCCTTGCGCGTCGTACTGAACCATCCAGCTACTGTTGCTTGACAAAATGCTTTGAACGGTGGCTTGCTGCTGTTGAACTTGCTGCTGCGACTGAAACCACTCGATTGTTTCGCGTTTGGCTTGTTCACGGACGGCTTCAAGCTTGGACGCCATCAGTTCTTCAAAGACGGCTTCCGGTTCGTCTACCAATCGTTCTGCTCGACGCTGCCGATCAAGTTCGTACTCGTTTGCCTCGTCAACAATCTGCGGATTGATTGCGCCAGGTGTTTTGGCGACGTATCTGCCAGTTTCAGGATCGCGAGCGAGGTATCTCAGGTACTCTTTGTTGAAAGTCTTCTTTGGCTGCGGAACCTGCGCGGCTGGCTGTTGTGCGGGTGCCTGTTGTTGCTGGAACTGTCGCTGCAAGTTCTCGATTTGCTGCTGATACTGAATCTCTCTGGCCTTCAACTGCTCTTGCGCCGCATAGGCTGCTTGCAACGAGTAGTCGATGACTTGTTGTGGCGTCTGGAACTGTTGCAATCGATCAGGCTGAAAACCCCAGTTCGTCTGCAAATGACTGGCGATTCCGGCATCTAACTGTGACTGACTTGGTGCTGCTGCCGGTGCCGTTTGGCCAACAGCCGGAGCCGCTGAATCACTGACCGGCGTTTCCACTGGTGTCGCTGCCGCTAACTCACTGGCCGCAATTGAGTTAAAATCAGATGGTGTCTCTGAAGCTGAACTGGATGCGGGACTTGTGATATTGCGGTCAACGTGTTCGGTGTTTGGATCGGGCATGATGCTCACTGAATCGGGGGTTTTCGTTGGAATCGGGGTAACAACGAACGCTATGAAAGCAGACGCGACAGAGAGGCCGCGCGCCGAAAAGCAGAGCTAGGCAGAAATCAGAAGAAATCAGCGATTTTCAGAAAAAATAATTTGCCTTGAGGCATTTTGCGTGAGGTGGTAATTTTCACATCATGAACACCACAACTACCGACGAACGAGATATGCTGTTCCCTCTTTCTCAAGTCAGAAAGGAGTTCAGCGAACGCTTTGGGCTCAACAACATGCCCAGCGAAGCGACATTGCTGACCTATAGAAGCGGCAAGCTAATCGGGCCGCGTAAGATCAGGGTGAAGATGAGGACGGGCAGAACTACATTCCCGTTAGGCGCAATCGGCATCAGCTACAACATGTTTCAAGAGTTCGGCGCAGAACTACAGAAAGTCTACGAAGAAGATGATCGCATTGCCGAACTAAACCAAGGATAAACCGTTTCCAGGTAGGTTTTGTCTTCTGGAAAGTACCTTATCCTCATACTCTTTGACCATCCTGGCGAAGCGTGGTGCAATCGGCAAATGAAATTCTGGCCGATCATTGTAGAAGTGTTTCAATGAATTCTGGTGAAATGATTGATGCGCGTAACGTCGGGCACTGGCTCGATTATCAGGCCACAACCGCGGCGAGAACGCCGACCTTTTGTATTCAATCCCTTTGAGTGAGTGGTAGAACTGATCGGTCATGTCCGCTAGCCGGTGCATCGCGTATTTGTTGGTCGATGCTTGACGCAGGAAATACAAATACACCTCAAACTCTTGTGGATCTTTTACGAAAATTGATTGATCGCCAGATTTGCGAACCTTGAGCCCAGGTATCGCTAGGAAATTCTTGCCGAATGGAATGTGTGCCAAGTGCTGCCGATGATACTCGAACACCTCGCGCATCCGCTCCGACTTGATTGCGCTCTCTAGCTCCGCTGCCATCACGAGCGTATGAGCCATCGCACGACCAACGGCAGAATTCAGATTGACCGGACAATTCACGAAGTGGCACTTGATGCCACGATTCTCGAAGTTCGGCATCGTGTTGCAGTAATCACGCATGTTGCGGAACGAACGATCGAACCGCAAGAAAATGATGTGATCGCCGCGACTAACGATGGAATTGTCTGCAAGCTTGCGACCGTTTTCGCGCTTGAACAATTGGCCGGTGTACGCGCTCTCGCCTTCATCCCGTAGCACGATTCCGCGAGTGATTCCATGTTGGGCAAGGTTCTGATCGAACCAACGCCAGCCCGATTCCTCTTGGATGCTCAGTGAGTGGCCATCGACTTGGTCGAGCGATGAAACGCGAATGTAGAGGTGAGCGATGTTCATGATCTTCCCTCTGCCTTCGCAATCGCGGTACGAGCGGCATCAAACTCAACAGTTGCCCTGTCAGCGACGCGAACAACGCCTTTCAACGCCGCGAGCAAGTCAGGTGCTGCAGCAATAAGGGCTTTGTCGGCGTTGCTTGGCGAATTTCCAGGCATACTGTCGTGCGGTATGTTAACTCCGAAGTCACAAACACTATTTGACGGTCCCGCAAGCGATTCCAGTTCGTCGATACCTTCGGTTTTCCATCTCCACGGCCCAGGCGTATGTTTCGATTCACTTGGCGTTGTCATTGGTGGCTCCATTCCAAAAATCGTAGTCTTCTTTGATTGGTTTATCGGGTTCGCCATCCCAGGCAAACTCGAACGTCAATGGTTCTTGCTCTTGAACCACACAACAATTATGTTCGCGATGCTTGTACATAAAGGACACGAGCAGCCCAGCTCGAAAGCTATCTTGCTTAATCTCATCAGCGAATTTTATAGCATCGTCGCGCGTTTCTACGTCAGAGCACGACATCGTATAGAACTTGTCGAGGTCGCGATATACCTTGCAGTCGCGGCAAACGGCAAAATAAAGAACTCCCATCATTCTCTCCAAAGCGGGGTGTTAATTTCGATTCAGGAATCCTTTGAACTTATTCACCAATTCGCGCGGATAGCTGTCATTCAGCCATTCGTAATCCGATTCACTTCCGTTTAACGGCAAGAGCAGTAATCGCCTAGAACCATAACAAAATCCGTCGCCAAACTCTTCTTCAAGTAGCTCATCTAAGCCAGGGACGCAAAGACAACGGTTGCAGTCACATGATCCATTGCCTTGCGCCCACCAAGATTCTGTCATTCCACATTTGAAATACGAGTCGGTATCGTAAGTTTTTCCGGTGACCGTATCGAGCACAATGTAATTCATGGTCAGTTAAAAAGCGGGGTGTTATTCGTTACAGTATTCGAGAAGTGCTTCAAGTGCACTAGCCGCGAAGCAATACGAACCGATCGGCGTATCGGGATACCATTGAAGTGTCCACATTTCATTTGACTCATACGCCTTGTCGCGTTCAGCATCACTGATCCACTCATAATGCCTGTGGCCTTCCTGATCGATATCGTAGTCGCGCACGGACTGGTAAATGTCCCGGCAGACATTGTGTTCGAGATAGAGCCCGCATTTGTGTTCTGGGAATTTCATGGGGGTGTTATGAGTCGTTGTGCAGTTCATCTATTGAGACGAGTTCATCCCAATTCATGTTTGCAAGTTTGAACGCATCGGCTGGTGAAATGCTGTTATGAATGTACGCTACCTTTTCGCCTTCGAATTCCATGTAATTATATTTTTCATGCGGCGCACAGTTCATTGTTTGAATGAATTGCGGACGAATCGAAAGCCTCGGAATAGAAACCTTCTTTCCGTCGAGTGGTCCACCGATGAAGTACATTTCAGCCATGTTATGAGTCGAGTCGGGGTGAGATCGTGAGGCTAATGCGATGTTGCGGCTGCCGTTTTTGGTCTGGTGGCGAAAAAATGCTAGATTTCCGTGATAAAGTTGTTCATCAAGACTTTTCTGCATGGTCTTAACGCGAATGCCCTCAAGCGTCTTTACTGCGATGCTTAGGAACTTAATCAAGCCCCAGTTCTGATGTCGTGCCTGATCGTAGATGGTACGAATTATGAAACTATTGTTGATCAAGTGCAGCCATTCAGGATCAGACTCAAAGAATCCGTCGTACTCTTTTTGGTCAAACATCGTTTCACCTGCTGGGGTTATTTCTCAAACCGTGTGATCGCTTCCAAAATGAATTTCACTTCGTCGAGGGAGAAAATGCGCAGGCACTTACGCGACCTGTTTACGAGCCTTTGTCTCCCTGAGTTAGCCAACGTGTTACCACATCGACACATATCACTAGGACTCGAACCTAGCTCCCGTCTTGCCACAAACTCGGCCAGCGATCCGGAATCAAACCGGCATTAACGCAATGTGTTCAGCGACCCTGATTATAAGACTCTCGGTTCTGTTGTCAATGCGTCACCAGCATTATTCCAATTCTCTTGTGACAATCTGGCAACGGCGATATATTGAATCACATGACACTCACCGAGCAAATTCGAGCAGCACTCAATGCGCGACCAGAGTCGTTCCGTGCAATCGCATCACAAATCGATATTCACGTCTCGCAACTCACTCGGTTTGCAAAGAAGGAACGCGGCCTGTCTCTCGATGATCTCGACCGTCTAACTAAGTTCCTCGGGCTCTCTCTCAAGTCCGACAAAAGCTAAAAACGCAACGTCCGATCATACCAGCGACTTCGTGATCGTTTGTTAAAACGCAAGCCAGAGCGTCGGATTCTCCTAAAACCATCGGAATCGGCAACTATTCGATAATCTCGAAGTGTTCGATTCGTCTATAGGACCAACGTTAATCGACCCCCACTGCCATTCACGCGCCAGGATTTCACGAGCGATACGAATCACGACGATGAGGGCGAACATCACTAGCGACAACGTGGTAAGATAGGGATTCTGTGAGTGGTGAACTGGACACTTGGTAATGCGTTCAGTTTACATTCAAACAGGTGTTCGTCAGTCCGGCAAGACGAGAGCGAATCACAACATCAATCATATCAACGGCTTGCGTCTGGTATCAAATGGAAGGGGCGGGGGAACCCCAGCGATTCGCCTACATTAGTTACGTTCCCCTCGCAGGATTTTTCACTCAAAACTTTCAGGGTCATTGCTACTCCCCTGTCGTCGTAGATGAGCATCGATAACATGCCGTGATTTACGAGGTTTTGGCTGATGGCATTAGGTATTAGAAGTATTGAATAGTAATCTTCCTGCTCGCGGGCAAAGAATTTAAGAAACTGCCGACCATTAACTCATTTAAGAATTAAGGAATACGCCCAGGGAAGTTCAGCTTTCTCATGCTGGTGAAGCTGGGTAAGAGCAGTCTCTACGTCGAGCGTGATTAGAATTCGGGGAAGGTCGCCACGCTGAGATACGACCTTGTTGTGACACGGGAAATATATTCCCTTGCTTTCATCGAGTCAAGCGAATATATTTCTTACGCACCGGCGAAACAATTTATTCTTTTGACGACCTACCCATAGGGGACTATCGCATCTTCGCCGGTGTGTTACCCCTTATGGGTTTTTTCTTTGGGGTGTGTGTATGGGACGGGCATCTGGCCGTAAGAGACGCGATCGCAAGGGCCGTCTAGCAAACTGCAAAGCGAAATGTCGGTCTTGTGGCTTGATTCAGGATCGAGAGCGAAACGACTTCTACAGGGCGTCTTCTCCACGTTGCGTGGCATGTGGCGGTGCGATTGAGCGGCTTTGCGAGCCGAAGAAAATCTTTAGCAAACGCTCGCCTAGATAGGCCTTCTCCCAATCTCAAGATTTTGCCTTTGAGGTCATTTCACGGCCTGCTAATCTGCCTCTCGATATGTAGATCCCTGTGCTGTCCCGCTGGGTTTTCCTGGCGGGCAGCCTCTTATTCCTTCACCCCGAAAAGGAACCTTCTATGTCCGTGAATTCGCTTAACCCGATTGGCAATAACATTCTCGTCTTGCCTGATACCCCAGAACAGAAATCTAAGGGCGGAATCGTTCTTCCCGACGTTGCCCAAGACAAAACCAATACCGGCGTCGTTGTAGGCGTTGGCAGCGGTACGATGCTCAAGAATGGGACGCTAATCCCAATGACTGTGAAGATGCAGGATCGCGTGGCGTTCCCGCGTTACGGCCATCATGAGATAGAGATTGATGGCGTCATGCACCTTGTCATGCCGGAAACGGAAGTGATGGGGGTGATTTCGTGACCACCTCAATCGACTGCATCACGCCATACATGGGCGCTCACGTATTCGATACACTCAACGGCGAGTACGTTCAGTGGGGCAACGATCCTGAGTTACTAAGAAAAATCCACGAACTTAAAGGAAAACACGACTCGATCTTTGCGATTCCTCGCGAGTTCGACGCTGAGGTCGTGAATGTTTCGCGTCAGCCTCCAAATCATCAAGTATGGCCTGCCGTCGATATCATCGGAACAGACAACCCTTATTTCCGGCCTTGGTTCCTCTCCGACTACATCGGGGGTGAAGAATGAGCCAAGAAATCAACTGGTACGCCACTCCTGAATTACGTTGGCGTGATGCCAATAAAACAGGACCTGGTCCATTTCTACAGCCTGGGTATCGTATCGCGGGCATACTGCAACAAAAATGGGTTAGCGACGATGGAGCCGAGGAATGGCGAGAAGTTCCTGTCGTCGGTCGTTAGCCATTTTCCACTTCTAAGATTTTGACTTTTCCCTTGCCCCGCGACTCTCTATGTTGCGGGCAGGAAAACGTCTCTCTTTACCTAGTGGTGGAATCTTTATGGCATTTCCAATCCCAGATTTGCGACAAGATGATGCTGATCTCATGGCCGCGTTTGCTGGCGTGAATCGGCTCAATTCAAACAACCTCAACAATGCTCGCCAGAACGACAATCAGCAAATGTTGTCGATGTCGCAGCTTTTACGCGCGATGAACGGCCAATATGCTTTGCCAGACTTCATGCGTGACCCAACGGGCCAAGGGTTTCAGCGGTACGCGGCGTTGAACGATTACACATTCGATCAAACGTCGGATCGCAATAAGCAGGATCTGGATAACCAGATCAGAGCACTTCAAGCCCAGACACAGGCTCAGGCAATTCTCGGTCGCGAAGGATATGCGAACCAATCTGCTTTGAACCGCGAAGGCTACGATCAGCAAACAGGAATGCAACAAGATCGTTACACGGGCGATCAAGCGTTGCTTCGCGATCGTTATCAAGGCGACCTCGGATTGCAAGATGCGCGATACGAAGACGAACTCACACGACTAGGAACTCAACTTGCCGGTGGTCAAAACTTACAACGCGATCGCGGGGCAATCGACTTGGCGATGCAAGACAATCGCTACGCTGGCGAACAGGGTTTGCTGCGTGATCGCGGCACAATCGATCAATCCCTACTCCGTGACAAATACACGGGAGAGGGGTCGTTGTTAAACACTCGACTTGGTGGTGCTTCGTCAATTCTCGGCGCATTGTTCGGAGGAGGCGGGGGCGGATCAAGCGGAAGTATCTCGACCGATTATGGAGCTGGCGTGAATTTTGGTGGCGGCGGGTCATCGGGTGGAAGTGCTGCTAGTTCGGCCAATCCACCTAAATATCAACCACCTCAATTTTCCGGTGGCGCGTCCGGTGGAATGGAGTTCGGTGACGCATTGCCGCGAACATCAACGCCGAATTACTCGCAACAAGTTAGTTCGTCGCAGTATTTGCCACCAGTCGATCCGTTCAATTTCAATCCAAAGGCCAACGATAAAGCGAATCCGATTTTCGGTGACGCAAAGCCGATCTTTCAGCCAAGAGAGGCTCCGGAATCTTTGCATGAAACTCCGAACATGGACTTTCAGCAGCCGAGGATTTCAACCGCGTTTAATCACAGCTTCCCGCAAAGGAAGCCGATGCAACCAAGGCCACGGCAATTTCCAGTCGGAGGGGTTCGATAATGGACATCAATTCTGGCGTGCGCGTTGAAAACACCACCGCTCCAAAACAGCTCACTTCGGCTTACGCCAAGTTTGGCCAGCGAGGCACACCGATTCAAAAGCAGTTGTATGGTCAATTTGCTGGGCCGATGCAAACGAATGATATGCGGCAAATGGCTCAAGGGAATGCGAATTACAACCTTGGCGCACAGACGGCTCGCGCGAACTCCGGCTTGCAATGGGGCAATATGGGCCAACAGCAGTACATGCAGAATGTGAATCACCAGAACGCACAACGCAACTTCGGTACGACGTTGCTTGAAGCGATCCTTGGAGGTCAATACTAATGCGAAAAGCACCTGGAACACGCACGACAACACTTGCTGGCGGTCAACAGTACGCCCAGCCGCGCGTGCCACAACCAAAGGGGCCATCCCCTGCACCATACACGTTACCGCCAACATGGAACGGTGAATCATCGTTCGGAACTTTCCAAAACACGGCACAGACTCCGTCACCGATGCCCGCCCCGACAACGGCGTACAGCCAAGCCCCTGCGATGAACGTTGGCCTTGCACCACTCCTCACGAACAACGGGTTTAAATCGCCGTCCCTTCGCGCGAACACCCCAAGCGGCGAAGTTAAAAACCAAGCGCAAACGAATGTTCAATCAAGCATCACTCCAACGAATGTTTTTGATCAAGGATTAACAAACGCTGCAAGGAATCAGGGTGTGGCGCAGGCACTTGCGGCCGGAAATCCTTATTCCGCACAAAAGGCCGTCACCCGTCCGGGGTTTTCGCGTGGAGCCGGAACAGATCGACTTGCCGCACCAATCATTGCGCAAGGACAAGCGAATGCCGCTCAGGCTGCGTCAATGATTCCGTACAGCGATCAAATGGCGAACATGAATTTCAATCTTCGCGGTCAGCAGACGCGCGATGCGGAGTCTCAGGGACTGGCTCAGCTCGGCAACAACATGACGAACTTTAATCGATCGAACACCTTGAATAATCAGCGATCGGCAACATCGTTGCTGCAAGCACTCTTGGGAGGGTTTTAATCATGGCAGTCGGTATCTCGGTCTTAGATGAAATGGCAAGCCAAGGTTTGCTCGACCCGGAACAGATCAACGTGCTACGAGCCAAGAAACAGGATCTCGAAGCGCAAGATGCGATCCGTAGTGGCATTCCGTGGTGGAAAGCCAAGGGCGGTCAAACGACTTGGTACAGCGGGAATAAACCTGAAACGTCTAACGATCAGTTTATCAAAGAAACTGGCGGGCCATCCTACGAGCAGACGATGGCCGATGAACGTAATCGCGGACTCGGCCCAAATAAGAACACGCAAGCAAGCCGTGACGATTATGCTCAATGGCAGAAGTCACAGGAACCGGGCGCACCGATTGAGCACGTTATCAACAAACTTAGCGGAATGTCGCCCGATCAAGTTTCTCTTTACCAAACGCAGCAAAGCCAAATCAGAAAGAACAACCTGAGTGGTGCAAAAGTCGCCTCGGACAAGTCCGCTGCCGATTACGCTGCAACCCCCGAAGGGACGATAAACAACGCCAAAATGATCATGCGTCGTTTGGGAATTCCGGCACAACAGGCAATGGCCATCGCAACCGCGAATGGGAATCCTGGTATCGATCCCGCTGGAATGAACGCCGCTGCTGTCATGCCGAACTTCGCGATGGGAAATGCGAACAACAATGCACGACTTGGTATCGCGAACGTCAACGCCGACGTGGCGAAAGCGGGTCAGGCAAATCAATTGGCGGTGCAAGGGCTCGCCAACGAAGGAAATATCGCTGGAATCAACGCGCAGGGCCAGAACGCGATGGGAGTTCAGGATCAGCGAAACAAGGCTTCAATCCTGCAAGCGATGATTGCTCAAGGGTTGATTCCGAACGATATGGGCGGCGGGCAAGTCGCTCCACCACCAAATCCAATGGGCGCAAAAATCCCACCTGCTCTCGGCCCAAAGCAAGGCGCAGGGCCGTGGTGGAATCAAACAGCTCCGCAAGGTGGTGCTCCGGGTTTCACACGATTGCCACCTTCTCCGCAACAGCAAATCATGCTCGATCAAGCGAAGCAGCAAAGCGAACTTGGCGGACTGCAAATTCAGAATGAGCGGAATAAACAAAATCCGTCGTTCGGAATCGACCAGCAGGCTGCGCAGCGAGTCGCACAACTGAAAGCACAAGAGAACGACCCTGCCTTTGTGTTCTCCGAAGCGAATGCGGAGCCAATTCGCGCGGCTTTAGTTCGATGGAACAATACCGGCGAACCATTGCCTGTCTCGATCGAGAGCGGGCTACGATCACTCTACAATCGCGATATTTACGATAGCGATAACAAGCATTTGGGCAACTTGTTTGGTCTTGTCGGTGCTGGCGGATACACCGAAGGGAATGATGCGCAGATTTTTGCAGACTATCTTGAAACACATTACGGCGTTCCGCAGCAAGTCGGCATCAAGCTCTATAACGAGAAGATTAAACAGAAGCCAACCGTTAGCACTGGAACAACCTAATGGCTTACGAGTACGGCGTACCAGGTATTTTTAAGTCGAACCGTCCCGATGCGCCGCAAGAGGATGAAGTCTATTCGTGGCTCAAAGGCGCGGGGCTCGGTGCGATCGGTTATCTCGGTAACATTATCGACACTCCCGGCTCATTCGTGCGCGGACTTGCTGCCGGTGAGCCAGGTCGCGCGTTTACCGGCTTACTGAATTTCGGCGATCGTGTCAGCGGGAAGGAATTAGCCGGACTCGACGACAATCCCGATTCTTACCTTGATGACGCTGGCGGAATCGCAACCGAAATTCTGCTCGATCCACTGACGTACCTTACTCTCGGCGCGTCGGCACTTGTCGGCAAATCGGGTCCGATTGCCAAGGCTGCTGGGTTAATGCCAAAAGCCGTGCGCAGTGGAACCGAACTTGTCAAAGGTGCGGCTGAACTCGGCACGAAAACGACTCTGCGTGAACTCGAAAAGCAAGCCCCTGAGAATCTCGCAAAGATACTTACTGCCGCCGAAGGACAAGCAAAGCCAGGATTGCTCAAACGTGCTGTAACGAAAGTCACCGGCCACGAATTCCAACCGAACGATCTTGTTCAGAGAATTAACGACGGACTTGCCGCTGCTCCCGGCGCGGGTGGCATCGTTGATGAACCATTACGAGCTGGCGTGGCGAGATTGCAAATCCCAGGTACAGAGATCGGAATGAATCTCGGCGATTCGCTTGCCCCAAAGCTCGATCAGTTCGGCGATACATTCCGCTACGGCAATTGGCTCGGTGCGTTGCCGGAGTCGGTCAATCCACTCGTACAAGCGGCGACAGGGCCAACAGGTTACACGCCTGACCCCACACGGCTCTACGATTTCAATCCGATTCGCACGGCAGCTCCGTATTTTCAGAAATCATCGTGGGGATCAAAGACAGCATTAGGTCAGCTTGTCGGTCAAGAAGCAACGCAGAATGTCGATGCACTCGAAACGTCGATGCGCGGAGACGTTTTTCCGGTTTACGAGCAATGGAAGCAAGTGCCAGGGAATGACACACCGCAAATGATTCAGTCCGTTCAAGAATCGCTAGAACAGGGCGCAGTCGGTGCCGCGCCACAGTCGTTTATCGATCCCTATCGTCAACTCATGCAGGACTTGCCGGTTAAGCTTGAAACAGATCGCGGCATTCCGCTGAACGAACTCACCGATCTCGGATACATGCAGCGACAGCAATTACCGCTTCCAGGTGTTGAGGTGAATCCGCGTAACTCAGCCGGTCGATCCCGCGTGAATGACCCGTCTCACGATAGCATGATCGGGCGCGAAGAGTTCTTACGCAATCAGCCAACGAGCATTCTTTCTCGAATGTCCATCGATCCGGAAATTGTGCAAAGCACACTTAAGCCGGACGAAGTTCGTGATTTAATGCTAGGCAAATACGGCTACAGCGGGTTTGATCAATCACTTTACGATTCGCTGAAACAGGAAGTTAGTGACCTTGAAGGACAAATTGCAAAGTCCGGCTCGCTTCCGCACGATCAAGTCGATTCTCTAATCGAAGCACTAACAAAGAAGCAGGGTGAGTTCGGTGCGCAGGCAAAGGAATTGGCTAATGCTGGAAAATTGCAAGACTACATGCAGAACAGCGTGGGTGATAGGTATATCATACATGGCGGCGGGTTTGGCCTATTCGATTCTAATCCAATCGAACTACTTGACTCGCGGCTATCACGGACGGCCAATGCGGTTGGCGAAGCCGATGCACTGTTCGACGCAATTCCGCAACAGATGTTCCACGGCCCAGCCGGTGCGGACGAACGACTCATTCCGATGGAAAAGGCTCTCGATCAACTCGGATTCGCCGTTGACGGGAAAGTGACCGATGGCGCGATCAATCAGATTGCAAAGCGGATCGGTAAAGCATTCGACCCGAAAGGCTTCTCAATTCCTGCCGATGTCGTCGAAGAATTGGCCCGTGTTCGTCAAGCATTCAAAGCACCGCAGGAAGTGAACGACTTCTGGAAAGCGATCGATAAAATTACAGCCGGATTCAAAACATTCGCCCTCATGCGCCCAGCGTTCCACACGCGAAACCTTGTCAGCGGCCAAGTACAAAATGCGATGAACGGATTATTCAGTCCGTTCGGCACTCAAGCCGCAAGCCGATTGATGAAAGGCGAAGAAGTTCCGGGACTGGCGAAGTTCCTCGGTCTCAAAATGACCGATTCCGAAGCATCCCGCGAAATCTCGAAGCTCGCATTTGTTCACGATGTCATTCCGGGTGGTGCAAGCCAGCTTGCTGACATGCCAGGAACAGTCGGCAAAACGATTCTCGAATCAATTCCAGGCGAAATTCCGGTTGGTGTCTCTTTAACCACAAACACAGCAAAGGAGATGGCGAGATCGGCGATAGAAACGGCCAAGCACCCAATCGATTCGCTCAAGCAGCTCGGAACATGGTTCAAAGACAAATACAAAGCGGGCGAACTCAATCCATTGAAATCGCGCGGCGTGATCGGTGATGAAAGCCAATTCGTCGGCAGTGTGGCCCAAGAGCAAGCCAGCCGTGCGATCGAAGGTTACAACCGGCTCGGCGCATTCATCGAAGGAATTCGCAAAGGCATTGATCCCGCCGAAGCTGCAAAGCGAGTCAAAAATATTCAGTACGACTATCGCAATTTGACTGATTGGGAAAAAAGTGTCCCTCGCCGAGGGATGCCGTTCTATTCGTTCCAGAAAAATGCTTTACCACAAGTCGTGTCTGAGTTGGCCCACAATCCAGGTGGCCCCTACGGCCAACTGTTACGCGGAATCAACGAATTGCAGGGCGAAGGTCAAATCCTGCCCGATCACTTAAAGAATACATTGGCGATTCCCTACGGCACGAACGACGAAGGCGATCCGAGATACATTACGGGGCTCGGCCTCATGCCAGAATCGAGCTACGGGCTGTTGGGTGGCTTGCTAGGCGGCGACGGGCTTGGCAGTCAACTTACCGGGATGCTGAATCCCATGATCAAAGGCCCGCTAGAAGCAATGACCGGACGCTCCTTCTTTCAGGATCGAGAACTGATTGACCAAGATCCTGTGATGGGGCGAATCTTCTCAAACATCTTTGGAGGCGAACCGCCTAACACACGCACGGCTGATCAATTGTTAATGAACGCAATCCCAACCCCACTGACAATCGCGAAACAACTTACCGACACTCGCAAGGGCGTTGGCGCGAAAGCCACGAACTTGCTGACAGGCATAAAAACCACGGACGTTCCTGACAAGGTTCAAGAGGCTCTTGGCCGTCAACAGCTTCAAGAGTTGTTGCGCACAATGGGAGGCCATAAATACGAGCAGTTCGTCATGCCGAAAGATGAACTTGCGAAACTACCACCTGATCAGCAGGAGAAAGCTAGAGTGATTCAGGCTCTTCTAAAAGAGTTGTCGGAGCGGGCGAAGAAACGGGCAAAGGCGGGATAAGTCTGCTCATCTTCTCGATCGCTTCTTCGTATGTTGCTGGAATGTAGTTTGGGTGTGTTGGATCATACAACATACGACGGCATTCAAGTTCAATTGACTCATGAAGCCATTTCGTTACATCACTCTCGTTTAGATCAATCATTTATCACCTAAGTACAATAACAGTATCGAACCGTAAATGTTTCGCGACGAGCAGTGGGGTCAACTCCGTGTTTGTGGCGAAGATCCATTTCGGTATAACCCATTTTTCGGCCTCTCTTGATTTCAACGCCGTAAACAGTGCTATCGTTAATCATTCGGTATCTGTGGCACTCGTCGCAGAAGCGACTATGTAAATCTTCACGTAAGTAAATCTCGCCAGGGTAATCCAAGTAAATGCGTGAGTAATCGTTAATTGCCTGCACGATTATATCGAAAACAGATCGCTCTCTTTCCTTGGGCGGTTCTGTCTTTACTGGCTCAGCATCTGGCTCAACGGTGGCGCAGGTTACGGCATTGCATTGTGTTTTAATAAACGGCCACATGTTACTGCTTCGCTTTCTTGTAATTTTTGACGTGTGACTTAATCGCGACTTCGTCATTCTCAATGATTGCATCGATCAGATCGCAATACAGAAAATGGAAACTCGGCTCTTTCGGTTTACGGCCACGCTTTTTCTTGTGCGACAGGAATTTGAAAACCTTGTCGAAATCGCTACGTCGCTGGAAGTGCAGAAACAATGGCTTCATCGTGTAAGCGAATGAATCGCGCGTATGCCGATCGATCGTTGATGTAATAATTCTTTCAATGCTCATCTACCAACTCCCAGAGTGAACATGCTTGATTAACGAGACGAGCAACCAGAGGTTTAACGAAAAAACAGTTGCCAGAAAAACCAGACACGCGATCAGCAGCAGAAATCCGCGAACGTACTTTTTCATGTCAACACAATCCCGTCATGTCGAAGGCCAGGATCAACGACAATAGCAGAATCAAACAGTTTGATGCCGTGAACACTGTTGATCGGATCAGGAATGAGTGTACCGCCAAGGGCTTCGTGAAGTTGGCTGGCAATCGAGTATCCGATGCGGAATGCCTTAGGATATTCGCTGCGCATTTGATAAAAGTTGTTCGACATATTCTTTAGTCGCTGGTCAATCCTCATCGTCGTCCTCTCTTAAATCTTTCAAGCTTGGCTCCACAACGACATTCAAAAACACGCCGGTTTGCAAAAGCTCTTTCATGAACCATTGAGTGCGAATTCGATTGGTTTCGATAATCTCGGTCACGGTCATTGCTGGGCCGCTTGATTTCAGTCTCACGGTGTCGCCGGGCGCGTAGGTCATTTTGTTTCGCCCTTTGTGATGCTTCGCAAAACAGACGGCGGATACCCCAGGCGACGCCGATAATAAAGACCGAAGGCTGCCTGTTTACAACCAAGATCCTTGCAAATTTCAAAAACTCTTTTCGATTGAAGAAGTTTTTTGAGTTTAGGTATGCTTGGGTATTTTGTCTTTGTTCTCGAATCAACAAATAAAGGTTTTTCGGTGTTTTTCAACGGCTTTATGCCGTGCCGTTTCATTTCGCTCGATAATTTGTCCGTGCATACATTAAGTATGCGTGCGGTGTTCTTTAGTGTATTGCGAGCGATCAAGCTTTCGATCGCGTCCTTGTCTAAATTTTTTCGCGTCTCTTTGAATTTGAAGTTCGACGGATGCGTGTTTAGGTAGTTCCCGTCAATGCATGTCAATTGCTCAGACTTCGTGAGGAACCTACCCAGCTTCTTTTCAAAACGCAATTTATAGATAGCCACACGACCAAACTTGTCGGCGTGAGGGTGATCCGGTGAATATTTCCTTAGCTCTCCACGAGCCCCAACGACAATCTCTTTCCAACGATAGCACTCCTGCCCCTTGAAAGGGCCTTTTTTTCTCAGTGGAATGCCGAATTCCCGTAGCCGTGCAGCAATTGTTGTATCAACAACGCCGAACATTTTTGCTATCGTGGTTGTACTAAGTTTTCTTTTTTCGTACAGACGCCGAAGCGTTTTTGGTGTGATTTTCATTTCGCCTTCCTCAGCAGTCCGCTACTTCTCAGAACTTCCCAAATCTCGGTATGTGAATTCACGTCGATTCCAGGACAGGTCAAAATATTCGCAGGCCACGCATCGGCGATATGGCCCAAGGTTTCAAAACCGCCCTCATCGAGCGCGGCTACAACATTCGCATTAAGTCGCGTGTACTGCACGGGAATTAAACGCGGATTTTTCAGGTGCGCATTCATGATCCGCTTGTAATCGCAGCCGACTTCACTCAACGCCTTCCCAGCCGACTCAAAATTACAGTTCCGCAAATTGCATTCAACGCGATAGATAGCCACACGAACGATCTCGTCACGTATTCCCGAAAAGAACTTTTCTCTCCGCGTCTGAAAGTAATCTGACATTCGGATCATGGGTCGAGGTTAGTATCCTAGCCGTTTCAATTCGTCGCGAATCCGGTTCTTCGTGCATTCCCAGACTTCGCGTGTTGATTCAATTTTCTCATCGTAGGCCGATTTCCAGCCTTGATAGAAATTGTTTCTCAGAACGGGCTGGCTATCGTAAACCGTTGGTGTCTTGTTCGGTGTCGCGGCGGTGTAAGGTAACTGTGAACGCTTGAACGTCCCGTAAAGCCGAACAAACTGGTCATAGCCCTCTTGCTGGGCCTGCTGAATCTCAAGTGTTGTTGGCCGCGACATCCTTGCCTCCGTGCTATTGCTTCTCGATCTTCTTCTGTTCGACGTTCATGGTGTCGATGTGAACATTCGTAGGCTTATTGGCCGCCGTGTAATTGATGCACTGAACCGCCGCAAGTTTATCCGCCATCTTGTCAACGCTCTCAGCAAATCGATCTTGCGAATCAGTGAACTTATTCACCGCTTCACGCAAGTCTTTTTCTCGCGCTTCTCCCGATACAAGCGTTCGTTCAATTGCTTGAATCAAATACGCTCTCTCGGCTGCCCGAACGCTATCGAGGGCAGCAGCAGACACGTCAGCACGTTTATCAGCACGTCCTAGCAGCATCTTGAACGCGGTGGCGAACATCGTGGCGATTGTGGCACCGGCGACGATGATATAACCCCATGCTCCGTCTGGACTGGTAGGAGTCGCGTCTGCGATCAGTGGTTCGACAAATGGTAAGTGCATATCTTTGTTCATCCTTGAATCTCATTCTATTTTGACTCTGCAAAGGCGTTAAATCAGTATTGCGTCAATGGGTTGAATCGCTACACTTCGCCGGTCACTCTGGCCGTACATCGGCTAGTTTGACGGCCTGGGCGTGGTTCGCGCCGCGCTCAGGCACTCTTTCGTACTTGTTCTACGATTTGCACAGTCTAAATCCGACCAAATCGTCGCTGTGAGTTCGTCATGAACTCCGAAAAACACTGGATTGGATTTGAACCAACGACCCTCCGCTGCGGTACCGAGCGGTGCTCTCGCCAGGCTGAGCTACCAGTGCAAAAACCAGAATCCTATCGATTGCTCGAACGCCAACATGAGTTGACTATTCGGATTCTGTCGTGTCAGTCACGGCCTTGGCCAATTGGGAGTTTCGCAACTCAGTTTCAGGTCGTGACAATTTCAATCCCCGCCGTCAGCATTCTGGTCATCGGGCGGGAGTGAGTGGACGTTAGGGAACGTTGTGATAAGTTCCAGGTGTCTTGTGCTCGCAATGCTTCACGTCCTTTTTCTTAAAGTCGATCAACATTGTGTTATCTGGGCATGGCTTGAACACGATCAAATCGCAATGCTCATCGGCACCTTCTTTAACCACTTTCGCCATATAGTGTTCGCCCTTGTTTTCTTCCAAATCGCACACGTAACAAACATTTTGACCTAACATGATTTCACCTTTTGGGATGTTGATTTCTTTCATCAGAACTCGGCGAATTGCTTCGTTCATAGAAAGACCTTGTGTATCCGAATATTTTTTAATCGCATCGTACTCATCGCGAATCACACGCAAAGCGATTTGCTTGATCCACGTTTTCGCCATTACCGGCACCCTCTCTTACCCAACCTTGCACATCGCGCGACGAACTTCACCGCTTTGCCAGCACCACGTACAGCGGCTTTACCAACGCCGAATCCTTTTGCGGTAACCGACTTCAATGGCCTTTTATCACTCGCAGCGTACGCACCAGCAGCACGTTGTGGCCCGCATGGACAGGCCGCTTGACTGACCGACACTGAACCGATCAGCAGGGCGATGGCGATGATGAACTTGATGAACAGTGGCATAGGGTTCTCCGTTAAGGGGTTAAGTGGCTGCTTGTGATTCGAGTATTTCATTTGCAACAAGCGTTGCATATCCGGCAATGTCGTGCCATGAGTCGTGGTAGTTCGGGTCGCCGTTAAGAATCCGGCCTATCTTATGTGCAATCATTTCAAGTGCTTCAGTTTGAGATGGGTTTAACTCGCCCCAGCCATTTGTCTCACGCATCACCACCTTAATGACTTGTGTGATTGACGCATGACTCTTAAATTCACCGTAGCGACTGCCTCGCTCTTTCAGTGTTGCGTCGATGTTGCTCATACTTAACATCCCATTCCTTCGGCAAGTTCGATAATTGTTTTCGGCCCGCTTCTCTGACGAATCGCCTGCGGTGTCATGCCCAACGATGCGGCCACTTCCAAGTCACCAAGTCCAGGTACATTCGCCGTGACCATCATCACTTCGCTTGGATCAACACCGAGCACTTCGCACACTGTGAGGTACGCTCGCGGATCGGGCTTGAACACGCGGTTTGCTTCGAGTGGAATAATTGCATCCCATTCAATACCATTGAGATCAGCAATCGCGCGTAGCAAGCGAAGCGGCCCATTAGCACACGTCACAACGATGAAATATTCTTTCAGTCGTGCAATTCCTTCCGCTGAATCTGGAAATGCTGGCAACGTCTTCCATGATTCCGGCAGTACGAGCGGCGACCAGTCAGGCTTGCGGATATGCTCGCCATACGCCCGTAGTTCTTCTCGCGGCACGTTGCTCATGTCAACGACCGTTCCGAACACGTCGAAGGCGATAACCTTGATCATTTAATAAACTCCCGTATCTCTCCCTCGGACTTCGGCCCGATGAGATGCTTGTGCTTCCAAACGCCTTTGACCTTGAAATAAATCACTAACTGCGGGATCGACGTGCCATCGAGCAACTGACCAGCCAGCTTGGAATCCGCGTCACAGTCCACGTGAATGTACTTCGCGCCCATTCGATCGAGCCTCGCTTGCATCTCGTGGCATGGCTTGCACCACACGGTTCCCAAGTGAACGAGCAAAGGCTTGCCAGACTCCATTGAGGCAGCGTAAGCGGTGGCATAGGTTTTCGGTTCTTCAATCTTGGCTTCGACCTTCAACACAACAATAGGCTGAGCAAACGTCACCACCGCGCAAACCGTGAGGATCGCGAGGAACAGCACTATTGTTAGCGGATGAATGTGTTTCATTGGTTACGCTGAGTGTGCCAAGATACAAAGCTGATCGTCCGCCATTCCATGATTGAATGTTCGTGTGACTAAATGCGGAGTTCCGTCACTTGAATAGTTGTCGAGGTCAAGGAAACCGAATTCGCCGTTAGGCAAAACAAGCCCCCCGATCGTGGTAGTTTGGTGGCCGATTCTGTTGTATCCCGATGGAATAACCCAAGGGATCGGTTGCAAGCAAGCCGACATCTTCTCGTCATTGCTTCTCGGTGTTAATTCAATAACATCGGTTGGCTTATACTTTGCCGCATTGTCGCGACTCGGCTCAAAATACTGACGACATCGAATCGCGTTCTGATTGTCTCTGGCGCATGTTGATGTGCCAGGAACACCGAACGGCCAGAATTCACGGCTTGCTACACCATGCTCGATCGCATAGTTGATTGCATTCACCCCCCAGCCGCCAACGTCACGATAGCCATTGATCGGGCCTGACACGCTGTAAGGACTTAGCTCCACAAACGGCAATCCAGCAAGCAATCGTGCGATCATAAGAGGCTGGCTAATCGACCCAAACGCCCAACATGAATTTGTTGGGTGTTGATTCTGCCATCCCTTCGGTGCCTCGCGGTTGATGATGTCGATCGGTCGAATTTTTTTTCGCTGTTGTTCCTCAATGCGTTCCTTCCACTGGTCGCGTGGAATCAGCAATTCCTTAGGAAACTCCCTTGAATTCTTGATCGAACCTCGCGGTACGTCGTCGTAATTCCTGGCCGTGTAGCCAGACTCCGATACACCATTAGCATCGATATGCTTGACGAATTTCCAGTGTGTTGAATCGTCGTGAATCTCGCCGAAAATTTCAGATACGAATGCCATTAGTCGCCTCCCTTTGACTTCAGTAATTTCAGTGTTTCTTCAGGTGTTTGCGGGAGCGGAAGAATTTCGAAATCCGCACCATTAGCAATGATGATCACAGGCGGCTTGGCTATCTTCGGCTTTGCGCCGTCCCAAATGGCCTTAATGGTGGGCGATGTTTCGTGAATGACCGTTGTATTGTTCCAGTCCCAAAAACGACGTTCAGGTGTTTTGGTGGCGGAATCAAACGCGCAATGCGATTCAAGGTATTTCCTGACTTCAAGATCCGTAACAGAGGCGTTTGCTTTGTCGCCAGATCGTGATTCATACGCAATGATCACCCTCAACTTATCCTTGGGAATGATCGTTGTTTCAGGCTTCGGTGGCGGCGGAACGTCCGGCTTGTCCGGCGTGACAACGGGTTCATCTGGCTTAACAGGTGGTGGACGTGGCGCAGAACCATCCGTGACGACGATCTTTCGAGTGAACCCAATATCGCCCGGCTTCGGGATCGCCTGTAGCGTCCACTCACCAAGGGCAAACTTACTGGCCGCCTGTTCAAACGCGGCATCAGCTCTCTTACCATCTTTATCAGTGAGGATGTACGACTCTGGAACGATCGGTTTCACTGGCTCAACAATTGGCTTCTCCGGCTCTTGTGGAGTAACCACCGGCGTAGCCACTGGCACAACAGCGGGCTTCGTTGAATTCTGGTAGATGAAGAATCCGAACATCCCGATGCCGATGAGAGCAACAATGTTTTGCTTCACCCATGACATGGCTGCCGTAACTTCAGGCGGCGTTTCGATTTTTGGTTCGTCGGTCATTTTGAATAACTCATCCCAAGAATTCTGTTTGATGGAGTTTCAAACTTCTGCGGCTTGTAAAAATATGATGCTTGTCGAATGGATTCATCGTGTCCTTGTCGGGATCAAACATGATTCCCCACCAGTAACTTGAATCACTCGTATGGCATGGCCTTCCCTCTTGATCGCGACGTTTCTTCGCTTCCTTCGCGAGCCGAGTCATGCCCTTTGTGCGGTCGTAATGGGCAGGGTTGTAACCCATTTACACCGCTCCCCGTGTGCCATCGTCATAAAACACAATCGTTTGCCCGTCGTTGATTGCCACAGCCTTTTCGTTGCCACAATCGAGGTAAAATTCTGGTGGTTCGCACATTACCGTCGAATAATTCGGTGACGAAACACCTTCGGGCCAGCGGTCGCGACCTAGCGATGCCTGAAACACTTCGCGTTTGATTTCGTTCTTCATTGGTTTGCCTTGAAAATCATGAACATCACAACGCCCATAACAGCCCCAATCCCGCGATAACGATGCAAAGGAATGCCTGAAACTCTTTGGATGTTTCAAGGAACAGGCAAACAATCGCCATCAGTACACAGCACGTAATTGCAATTTTGATCACGCTCTACTCCGGCGTTTCGTCAAGGAACAGCGGCAGGATAATCGCCCAGTTCTCGATGAAAAACTTGATCAACTTCTCAAGCATTGGTCGTGGCTTGCCAACAGCGGCGGAAAGCGAATCCGCGAGTTCGTCCGAATCCTCATCCGCGCCGAAAATATTCGTCGGGAATGTGTCGATGATCGGCTCAAGAATCGTAAGAACGTTTTTGAGATGGCCGATGATTTCTTTCAAATCAGCCTTGTTTACGCCGTCTTTCGTGAGCTCGTAAATGGCTTGAGCTTCTTCAATGAGTTCTTTCGCCGCGCCGGTGTTCTGAATCAGAAACGTGAGAATTGCGAACCGAGAGAGCAGCATGGCAGACGGTTTCCTTCCGATTAAGAGTGTTACCCGCGTTCGTTCGGGCGTGGCAAGAATGCCGCTGGGCGAACCATACGGCAAGCTGTTTATCGCATCAGTGATTTTAGAGAATCACGAGAGAGAATGGATGGCGATTAGTACATGCGGATGTACAAATAATCAAAATGTGCGGTGTGAAATCTCAAAGCATGATTGGCATTTGCAGATTCGAGTCCGTTCGGTGCGCCCTGGCTCTGACCGTGTACTGAGAACGTAGAAGTCGCCACCGCATTTTTCCATCTCGCCGGTCAGTTCGTTTCGCTTTTGCTTCTGGCATGTTCCGAGCTTCCGGTTAAGCTCCTTGGTTGGTAGGTATCGTTTCATGTCGCGTCCTTGCTGGGGTGGGTGTTATTGTGATTCAAAGAAAATCGGGTTAGCCTTAGCAACCAATTCCATTTCATCCTCGGATAGATAGTTTGAATTTGATGCGGCCCAAGTATCGTAATTTGGCATGCCGTCCTTGACCCACCTAAATAAACGGAGAAGCTCGTTCATTGAGTGATTGCCGCAATTCTTCATTCGCAGCAATAATTCCATATCCACCTTGCTAAAAAGCAAGTAAACAAATCGCGATTCACGCCACGTCCTCGCATCTGTACGAACGGCACCTATACGAACCAATGCCTTTCTCGCGCGAGTGGTTATGATTTTCATGAACAGGCTTCCTTGGATTTTCGCTTCTCGAATTGGTGACGGAACGCCGCTCAGCCGTTCTTTGTAGTGGTCAAGCATTGCATCGCTAATAAAATCCATCGTTCCCTCGTGGTTAAATTTCCGTGATCGTGATTAGGGTGTATTCCATTTCCTCTTTGCCGATTTTCGTTTGTTCTGAGATGACTTGTTTGACGTAGTCGGGGCCGTCATCTTTGATAATTGATCCCTTAACAAGAGCATCTTCAACGTCTTTTGTGTACACGTTTGAGTGATCACAGAGTCGATGTCTAAATTGATGCACTCTAATGACAACTGGATTGTCGAATCGCGGACTCGCTCCCTCTTGAAGTGGTGCATTCGCAGCACGACGTTTTTGCTTAGGAGTTTCGTCGGTATCGCAAACGCCAGCGACTTCTTTTCCGTTGTTTTGTTTTCTGAGCTCATTCCATACCGCGTCCTTCCATGCGTCCGGCACTGATTCAAAGTCCTTGAAGTTTATCGCTGCCATAAATCACTCCGCGCCACCATGTCAGATTCGTTTGAAAGTTTCATAATTTGTACCGTTGGGTTGACATGTCAAATCGTGAGTTCAGTCCCGCCTCGCACATTCGGATATGTTTCAAAAACAAGAGATTAACCCTACGCACCGCCCTCTGGACCGACGCCGTGTGCCAGTGCGTAAACGAACGTTTCATCGCCTTCCTAGCCACTCTCAGTTTCATCGCTCGCTCCATCGTTAGGGGTTATCCGTAATGTACAAATTCGTCTTTGGTCGGTATCGCTTCGGGGATGTCGTCGATCCAAATATCAACAGCGAATCCCTGTCGTGTTGCGTACTGTCGCTTAGGCTCGCTCATTGAGAGCAGAACCGGAACGCCCTTGGGTAAGGCGGTTGTTAGCTCCTGCCGATGCCCTACGTCGTTGTGACGCGCCGAAACGCATATCACTTGATGTCCGTGGCGTTGCAGCTCTCGGATGACCGCTGACCACGCTTCTACGTCCGCCGTGAACGTGTTATCAAAGTCAATCGCGATCGTTAGCTGCGGTCTCAAAATGGCCTCCAATTGACTAATGTTTAGTTCTGAACTGTAGTATCATTGGACAAATGTTAATTTGGGCAACTGTCGTTAAGCCGCCTAGCTTCGCGTCTAAAGCGTGATCTCGGTTTTCGATTCACCGGACGCAACCGGCATCCAATCGCTTTCAGGCGGCGATGGGGCGGGCTGGGGGATGGGTTCTAGCCCAAGGTTGAATCCCTTCTGCTCCAATAGCAATGCGACTTGGAGATGGCCACGAAACCGTTCACTTGGATTCTCGATAACGATTGGCACAAACTGGTTTCCCTTGTCGTCAACGGTTGTGATCGTGATGGTCATGCCTGCTCCTTGCGGGCTGCGTCGATGGCCTCGCGGAAAGTTTTGTGTCGTCCAAGGTTTCTTGGCCTCGTTAATATCTCGCATGTTCCGTCCATCTTGAGCGAACTGTAAGTGACGTACTTTGGCTGGCTAAGGAATTCCAGCCGCCGATGGTCTGCGAGGAGCGCGGAGAGCGCATTAAATCTCTTGTCACCGATCGGATAATTTTCAACCATTCGTTCGATTAAATTCACTTGTTCCGGTGTCATGCTTGCTCCTCCGTGAGTGGGATTTCTTTTCGCTCGCTCGTGCTCGTGGTCATGGGGGGGGGGGGCTCCGGGGGGCTAAATATCGTTCATGGTTTTTAGGAATGGCACATTGCTCGTTAACCGCGGACTCGAGTTCTGGCTGGCTCCGATTCGCCGCGGCTCAATCTTCGGTAGGCCGGTTTCAATCTCAATTACCTTTTGGCGTTCATGCTCAATTCCATTCGTTGCATCGAAGTAACCGGGCAATGGCTTGGCTTCCTCGAGTCCGACACCCGATTGAACCAAAGAGGTGTAAACTTGCTCGAATTTCTTACGGAGCCAAACTTCCCATTGCTCGAGTGGCTTGCTTGCTTCGTCACAAACGAACATCCAACCACCAAGGTTTCTGATAGCGGCGTTCAGAATGACATCATCAAAATGAACGGTCTTGTAATATCCATGAATCGCAACAGCATCATCGAGAATCTTCCACGCCTTGATTGCTCGAGCTGCCGGTGATAACACGCCGCACATTTCGCGTAATTCGACTACCTTGGGCATGAATCGCAGTTCGCGGATCGCTCGCTTAATCGCTCGAGCAACGTCCACAATGTCAATGTCCTCGAGTCCCATTGCGTAAGTGTTCAATGTGACCGCCGTTAGCTTAAACCCGAAATTTTCAGCCATAGCAGTAACCAGCGGTGCAAGCTGTTTTTCAAATGGAAATGGCTTAGAAACTTGGCTCATCGCTGCCCCCTGTTCTCATGTAAGTCTCGAGAACGGCAAAATTTCCTCGAGGGTCGGAATTGGCTACCTGACTTGAGGATCTTTGCCACTTGCTCTGGTCGTCGTCGAATTTCCCCGCATTCAGCCATGATGCAGGATAGGGAACGAATTCACCTGCATTGCCTGCCGGTGAGTTCGCGTAAACTCGAGTCACCTGCTCGAGCCACGCCTGGGCCTCGAGTTCAGTCATGGATTTGTTCAAGGCGATTTCCTTGATTGCGCGACCAAACGCCGAAGACGCCTTCGCCTTGGACTCCTTCCTTGGGTAAATCGAGTACCACGATTCAAATTCGCTCGAGTAGGTTGGTTTGGGCGATTTCTTTGAAATGGCCGAGCCGCTAGGCGAGGGAGTATTTAGATCGGAAGACTGCAAACCGGAAACAGAAGAAGAAGACGAAGACAGAAGACAGAAGACAGAAGAGCTATCGAGTGGCGATTGATTCGCTACGGTTTCGCCAATGGCAGTGCCATTGGGGTCGCCATTTTTTGCCCATCGCTTTTCGGCACCAGCTTTCCCATTTTCACTTTGTCTCTTAATGAAGTCCGTCTTCTCGTTTCGTATCCGTTCTATTCGTTCATTGACAAGGTGCGTTCCTGTGTCAACAAATTTCTTTAAGACTCTCGGTGGAATGTCCGCACCCATTACGAGAGCGTTTAAGTTGTCCTTTTCAAGCGGCCCGCCCTCGAGCCATTGGTTGCAAATCAATTTCCAGTAAATGCCAAACTCTTCGTTTGTCATTCTGGCAGTTCCTGCAAGAAGGTCTTGGGCGTAACACGGAAATGACGGGGGTGATTTAGCCATTGGAGTAGCAATCTCCCGGCCACCGAGATGGTCTTTTTACTCGACTTTTTGATCCATATGTGTCAGATTTTTTGTGACAGTTATGGCACAAAACTCGAGCGTTTGTTACATCAAGCCTGAGTTCTGGAAACTTCGACACTGGCTTAATGTGATCAACTTCTGGACGTTGTGTTGATTGACAAAGAACGCACTTTCGCCCGTCTCTCTCAAGAACGGTTTTGTGAAACCGATAGTAACTTATTTGCTTTGCCATATCCGCTCACCCTTCGTCCTTGTGTCCTTGGTGTACATCAATCCCGTAACTTCCTAAACTTTCGCCTTCTTCTCTAAATCCTGCATGTCAACCGTTCGATAGGCCCGCTTGTCAACGAATCTGGTTGACCACCGCTTCCATCTATGTGAGCCGCGAGTTGTTTCGATAATTGTCCTTGCTTCCTGCTTGGTGAACATGCGAGCGTTATCAAGCCGCGTCGTGTATCCGCAGTTTCCATCGGCCCAAAAGTACGGCGAGTTTCCAAGGAAGCCCATCGACAGATTTTGTAAGTAATAAAGCTCGACCATGTTGGTTTCCTTTGCTCGTCCTTGTCCTTGCGGTTTCTGGTCCTGTCTAGCTTGGGGTGCCTACACCGGTGCGGTCAAACCTTGCGGTGTTACTCTCGCTTGAGGTTACAAACGACAATCATGCACTCTTTGCATTTCACAAATAAGGCGTTCTTGTCGTCTTTGATGTCGTTGAAAAAAGCGATTGGCTCATACATCTTGATTCGTTCGATGTACGTTCGGTTGTAGGTTCCGCTACCCACGACCGTAAGTGAGGATTCTGGGGCAATCTGCCCCTCGCCCTTGCATGATTGGCATCGCTGAATTCCGAATCCGCCGCGACCGTTGCACTCCTTGCATTCATCCTCGTGGCCGCATTTATCGCATTCGTGGGTGCCGGTGCCGGCACAGATGTCACATGGATCGAAATCTAGCAACCCTTTCCCACTGCAGTGCATGCAGCGATGGGTGTAGCCATGATCTTCGTTTATCGTTACTTCGGGCCAAGGAGACCATTGTGTGTCAGGGATCTCGTGAAAGCGATTGATAATTAAACCGAGGTCGGGATAACGAAATCCGTCTGGCGGTTCGGAATTATCTTTATCTGTTGGGTACATCAACGCGATTCGGCCATCAGTGGCCATTACGTGACTGTGTCGCACGAACGGCTTTTTGAGCGGGGTAAAATCGATATCGCAAAACCGAAGTACGTTCTTCATTTTGAACGGTTCAAATTGTGTGGCAGTTGCCATCGTTATTCCCTTAGTTAAAGTTCCTATGTTCCGCCATCAACCGGGGCCTTCTTGGCTTATTTCATTGCGAGATATTCGTCTGCGAATTTTGTCGTGATCCCGTGCGGCGGCATTCCGATTGAAAAACAACTAATAACTTGGCCCATGATGTAACGCCCTGTGCCCTCTTTTGTGTCGCATTTGTGCGCGTCGTTACCAGTGTTCTCGTTTTTGATATAGCCGTGCGATTCAAGGATTTCGATTGCCTTGCCCTTGTCGTAATTACCTGTGCCAATTTCAGCCAATTCGCGAGCCCATCGAATATGCTCGTCAAGTGTTTCGAGCTTCGGTAGTAAACTAATCAATTGATCAACTCGCGCCTGTTCTGTACGCTCCTGCATCTCACGGCGTTTCTTGTCGGCAATGCCTTTAGGGCTTGCTTCGTACTCAAGTCGCGACCTGTGAAGTGCTGCGTCGTAATCCATGCTGACTGAAACGGCTGAACTGCTCGGCAGGGCTTCCAGTGCAACACCGTTGAACAAAAATCGCACGAGGCAATTTGATTCAATGGCCTGATCGATTGCTTTTTGTGCGACGAATTCAATGTGATCACCGCATCGCGATTCGTATTTAAGTCGTTCCGCCATAATTTGCGCATCTCACGTAAAAGGTCTATTTTCTGGTGTTCAACTACATTCACCGATAGTTTCAAAATAAAAATGAGTTCTCGTTTAAGTGAATCCGCTCGGATAGCGGCCAATGATGTCTTGTAGGGACTGAATCGTTATCAAAGCCCTTGCTCGGTCTGACAATGTTCTGATCGCATAAATGAATCGCATTAAAAGGTAGTGGAGATACAGCAACGTCCAGAGGAATTCGCGATGTCGCCACTCCGCAAGTTGTCCTGGTGTTAAATCGCCCACGATCTTCTCCAATTAGTTGTGATCAAGCTAAACCCACTATGCGGTTAAACTTTCTTCATTTCGGCTTCGAGTATTCGAAGGGCCTTTTCGACCTGATTGAATGCGAGGTATGTATCTTTTGGTAGGTAAGCACACGCGAGACGCAACTCACCGAATGCCTTTTTGACGGCCTTGAACTCCCGTTTCTTCTGTGCGTGAAATTGCTTCCGAGTACCAAAGTGTTGGCGAACTAAATCTGGGTAGTTCTTCGTTGCTCGTGCCATCTTCTTACCCTCGTACGTGGTTAAAAATAAACCTGTCGGACCCACACCCTGGCGCACAATCAATAATCTGTCAGTGACAGGGGTCTTGAGTGTTGCCACGTCGATGCAATCGCTCTTTCGAGGGGCCGTGCTTTTTTCATGGCATCCCGACAGTACACCTACAATCTCAATGAGCCAAAATCTACCAACGCAGTCATTTCGTGATGGTGAGCTTGAGACACGCTATCTCGTTTGGCGACCATCCTTTGTGTGGCAACCATTTTCTTTTGCAGTTAATGACACTCGACGCATCAACACATAGACCGTCGTGCTGCAAAACCATCGTCCACCCACAGTATTCGCACACGCCAAAATCACTTGATGATGATTCGCGAACATCCATTTCAATAAAATCACCACCCCACGAAACGAGTGCTGTTTTCTTCTTTGTAAACGGCCACATTTTTCCACCTTTTTCGTGTTAATAAGCCCAATGTGTCGGAGTGTAATAAACGTACATGCTCTCGTCTGGGAACCACCAAAGGTTTTTACGACGCTTCAGGCGTTGCTCGTTGCGCTCGCCGTCCGCGTCGTCAATTTTCGTGAGAACTGAAACGCCCTCTGGTGGCAGTCGATCTAAGCATTTAATCCAAACCATCTTCTTACCCTCGTACCTGTAAAAAGTTTCCTATGTTCTACTCGTCTGCGATCGGACGAAACACGTTAATCCGTTCGCCTTGCCCTTCGCCGAAATCGAATCGCACATCAACCTGAGTAATGCCACGCATTGCCATTAACAGCTTGACGCCTTCGGGAAGTTGATCTTCATTCTGTGGCCCGATCATCGTGAACTGTGCTTTGACGGGCTCGGGATAGCTACCGCAAGCCATTTGAAATCGTTTCATCTTTGCGTCCTCGGTTGTGTGTAAAGCTCCTATGTTCTGGAATCAACTCGACCCAACTGGGCTAAGGTGTTGCTTTTGCTGGCTGAATAAAGTCTTTCTTTTCTAATTCCTTTACTCTCTCGGATGCGATTTTGCCCTTGAGATATTTGCGACCTGCATCCGTTATCAAGTAAACCTTTATTCGATAGAATCCCATCCACTCAGCAAATCCAAGTCTGGTGAGCATGCCAGCGTAACGGACTTCGCTTTGGGTGAGCACCAAGCCTTTGTGTGGCTCGCATTTTGAAAGCCGATGCAAGATCACGAACGATCGTTCATTTAAGGCTGCCATCCTTCGCTATCCTTTCTAAAAGTTGTGTTTAGTTACCTAAAAATAGTTCCGCCAATGGCCCGTTAGATCGAGGGTCATGCGAGTTTCAAAACGCCCTGCTCAAGTCGCTTAATCCCGAGTTTGCAGTAATCTTCATTCAGTTCAGTCGCAATACACTCGCAACCGTTCTTTCGAGCAACGAGCGCCGTAGTCATTGCACCACCGAACGGATCAAGTACCACGCCGCCGGCGGGACATCCGGCCATAATGCACGGTTCAATCAGGTCCATTGGGAATGTGGCAAAGTGGGCTCCCTTGTACGGCTTTGTGGTCACAGTCCAAACACTGCGCTTATTTCGCTTTTCTTTACCACCTTTGCGAGTTAACAAACCGGCTCCGCGACTTGGTTTTCCTGGAAAACCCCGATCAGGTCTGCCAGCGTCATAGCCCTCGCGAGTCAGGCGTTTATCTTTTTTGGTAGATGCTGCTACAGGTTCGAGAATGGCGGATTGATTGAAGTAATACCGTTTTGACTTTGACAACAGGAAAATGTATTCGTGTGATCTCGTACAGCGGTCCCTAACGCTCTCGCACATGCAGTTCGGCTTATCCCAAATGATGTCGTTTCGCAGATACCATCCGTCGTTACGCAATGCAAAAGCGACCATCCAAGGAATTCCGATCAGGTCTTTCGACTTCAATCCAGGAATCGCTACATCGTTCGGGCGAAGTCCATGCCGGCGGGCGGGTTGCTTTGGATCCACACCACCAGATTGACCTTTGCCGTTTTGATAACTGTCACCCAGGTTCAGCCACAACGTTCCATCCTTGGCAAGCACTCTGCGAACTCCTCTGAAAACTTCCACAATTCTTTTCACGTAATCGTCAGGTGTTCTCTCTCGACCGATCTGACCTGGGTGACAGTAATCTCTGAGGCCGTAGTAGGGGGGGCTCGTAACGCAACAGTTGACGCTCTCCGCCGGTAACGATTCCATCACGGCGACACAATCGCCGTTGTAAATTGTCACTCCGTCGCGTTGGTAAAATGCGTCCATGTTTCCTATTTCCCAGACTTCATAATGGATAACTTGCGTAACTTCTGACTTCATGTTCTCACGACGATCGTTTGTGCAGTGAACCGTGATCAATCGGCTTCCACTTCGCGGGCTCGGATTGCGGGGGAACGGTTGGTTCCCGAACAAACTTTTCGCCCTTGATGATGTCGTAATGTTTTGGTGCGTCGATCGCGAAACGCTTGACTCTTCCGCGATCCTCAACGATCTTGAGCGTGATGATGTCATTGCCGTTTTTGAGCACAAGCTCCTGACCAACTTCACGCGATAAAACCAGTGGCATCACTTCCCCTCTTTCTTGACAAGCTTGAACCCGCGTTTGTCAGCCTTCTCCTTGAGAAAAGCATCTTCCAGTTCCCCAAGCTGCTCTGGCGTGTAGTTCGCTAGCGTTGCGCCTTCGTGCAGGAAATACGGAATCTTGTACGCAGGATGCTCGGCTCTCGAAACGACTACCACCGTCACGCAGACGCAGAGAGCGGCAAATGCTTCACGGAATGTCATACAACGTCCTTGTGTGAGAGTCCTTAAATAGAGCAGTGCGAACGGAATTGCACCGTCTCATGCTGTACGCATGTTTTGTGACACCTTAACGACCGAAATCGTACTGGGCGTGTCATGTCCACGCCGCACACTGCAAATCTCAGAGCCACGAATCGCACGTGGGACAGAGCCTGATGAGGGCTATGTGTCGAGGGTAATCAGCAGTCATCACTGCAAACCGGCCCTGCTTCTTATCTCTGAGCCATTTCCAACGCCGCGAGGCGGTTATTAAAACGGAACGTCCGGATCGCCACCGGTACTGTTTGCACTGATAGCCTGCTTTGCCTTTGGCGGCGATGCTGGCTTCGATGTGGCGGGTGGTTTTGTGTTTCGCTTGAACTGACCGGCTAACGCTCGCATTTGCGAACCGTATTCCGATTTCAAGGTTCCAACCTTTTCTTCAGCTACTTCATAACGTCCGCCAGGGATGTTGTCGTAACCATTCAAAAATGCAATTTGAAAAGTGGTTTTTCCATTGAAAGTGTTTGGCTTAATAACAAACTGGCATGGCGTTGGTTTCCATGTTCCATTTGATACAGAAGAAAAATCACCATCCCAATCACAATTTTGAATTAGTGATTCAATGGATCTGTTGTTTAGTTGTCCTTCTTTTCCAACCACCCACGACGCGCCTTGTGCAATCACATTGCTTTCGCGCCAGTCAATCCATTGCCCTGATTCAAAGTCGTAGTTTTCGTGAAGTTCAGCACGATACGAAACGCCAATAGACTTGCTTTCCTTTGCATCTGTGAGCCAATACTCATAAATGACACCACGGAAAGTTCCCTCACCGCTTACCCATTGTTGTTGACTTGACATGTTTTATTCCTTGTTAAAAAGTTGTTTCCAGATTTCAGCAGAACCGTCTTCGTAAGCTATCGCGTCGGACAAATTCCGGGACTTCGCCCAGTGGCCCGGATATTCCGTTGGGTAAATCGTTCGAGTTCCACCGCCCTTACCTTTGCCGTCGCTTGAAACAGCAACATCGTAACCGATGAACAATAAGTGATCGGCCCATTCTTTCACACGATGACGAATGCTATTGGCTTGGTTCGGTGGCGATGCCAGTCGCGGCTCGTAGCGAATCCAATCTTCACCATTTGGATTCTTAACACTCGTCACGCAGTCGTGAGCAATGCAGATGATCTGCTTGCCGCGACGAGCCAATGCGTCAAGGTCGCCTAACAGCAACTCAAACGCTGAGTACAAGTGACCCCATTCTTTCCCGAATCCATACTTCGAGAAATCATCAACCATATGTCCCTTTTCGTGAGGTACTGTTGCGACAACATGCCGACGCGCCAACTCTTCTGCCTTCGTCAGTGAGTCAACCACGATTGCATCGTATTGTGCAATCAGCTTTTCACTGTGAAGTGCAGAGCGCAAGTCAGGGAAGTTGGTAATCTCAATTCGCTCAACGTCAAGGAACTTCGAGCCGTCTTCGAGGTCAATAAATAGCGGTCGCATCCCGATCTCTTTAATCAATGATGCAAGCTTTGTTTTGCCGACACCGCCCGGCCCATATTCGACAATCTTTTGAACGTCGATATGAGTTCCAGAGGTAACGTTAAATTCCTTGTCACCAATAGGCTGACTCGGTGAAGGTGCTTTCGCATTCGGTCTCACTGGTGGTGGTAAGGGTTTGGGGGCTGAAACTGTTGCCATTGTTGTTCTCCTTCAATTCAGGATTAACGTCAGAGAGTTTTATGAAACCATCGGGTGTCTCTGACACGACACCACCCGTTGAACACAGTCCAAAATATTCGCAGTAATCACATGTATTCTTATTCACCGTCTTGAACCAATGGCCTTCGCGTTGTGCTTCTCGCAAAGTCTTTTGAAACTGCCATGCTTCGGTTCGATATTCCTCAATGTCTTTATCAAGGCGGGCAATCTCTTGGCGATGAAAGTAAAATTCAGGCCGTGCTGCAATGTCCTCAGTCAACTTGTCGCCCCATTCTTCGGGCGTCATTGGTCGTGCTTGAACGACATAACCATCCTCGGTGCTTCCAGTTTGCCGCCACTTCACTCCATCCTTGTTCTTGACTCGATTGCCGCTCTTATCCAGAACGATCTTGCAACCGAGTTCATCAAGGATCGGAACAAGACTTGGCTTAATTGCTGGCTTACGCGCTACGTCGTAAAGCACACAATCAACCTGAAAGCCAAGTTCACGAGCTGCGTAAACGTAGCGGGTAATCTGGTGATCCATTCGCAGTCGCTTCCACAATTGCGATTCGATGCTAATGTCATCGCCAAGTAGCTTTGCCTCTCGCACTGCAATTCGACCGTCTTCTAGTTGAACGATCCCGTCAATCTTTCCAGCGTCATCAAAGTGTTGTGCTGGTTTATCGGTCTTTGGGTTGACCAATGGAAATTGAAACTTCTTTTCGGCTTCGAGCGTTTTGATTTCATGACCTTCCCATCGCCATTGATAAGCACAAATCAAACGAAGTACGGTTTCTTGTTCGTAGTACCATTCGAGTTGATCAAATTCTTCTGGACACAATGCGTAACAGTGGCGAATCGCCTCGCAAGCAGCTTCAAGACTGGTTTCGAGGTGTTCGATTCCTTCATGAAACGCCGTCCCCATTCGTAATGCTTTGCCGCTGGTTTTCTTTCTGATTCCAAGTTCGTATGAATAGTAATACTTGCGTCGGCATGACTTAAAGCATTCCATTGAGGAATGGGTGATCAGCGTTTTTGTAGTTTCAACAGTTGCCATCACTCCCCCAGTTCGCGGGCTTTGGTAAACAGTTCAATATCTTCTTCCGTTACAACGGTTCTTTTGCCGTAAACCTTGATGAACTCCTTCACGAACCCCCGCAGCTTGGCGTTGTCGTTCACTGCTTGGACAATCAACTCCATATTGCCATAGCATGGATCGTTCTTTGGAACAGAGCCGCATGGCAAAACTACGCCGGTCATGCGGAGTTCCTTTCCTTTCGCGTCAATGTAGCTGTGCGATTCTTCGTCGTACCGCCACGGCGTTGGTTGCGTCTTAATCATCACTGCCTCGGTGGGGGTGTTAGTATCGTTCTGGAACAGTGAACGTGATTGTCTTCCCGCAACTTGGGCATGTGTGTTCATAGACCCCAGGCGAATAGACCATCATGTTCGGCGGATTGTGGCCACGGTCTCTGCATCGCTGTTCTTTTGGTAGGTCGGCGATCTTGCGAGTACCGCCAATTTTCTGTCGTCTCTTTAGCGGACGATTGTTTTGGTACCATTCGATTCCCATCCGCTCATCCCGCCTTTCGCTGGGGGGTGTTAAAGTTCTTGATGTCGCCAGCGACAAGTTCGCCGCGAGCGATATTCACATCGCCGGGAGCCACTAAGCCCAATTTCACGCGGTTGCCTTCGACCTTCAAAACCTTGACGATAATGTTTTCGCCGATCAAAATTTCTTCTCCCGCAAGCCGTGATAAACAAAGCATGTTCCGAATCCTTTTGTAAAAATCGCGAGAACCGACTGCCTTGGCAAACGCCTCGGCAGGGTTGTCGATTCCATCCGTGTTCGGTCATCCGTAACCGAACTTCGCTTAATCCTCAGTCTCCGTAGGTGTCTATCAATGATGAATTGCATGCAAAAACTTCTGTTGTGCTAATTCCGCTTCGTCTCGTGATGTCGTGTACAGGATGTGCATGCGTTTTCCTTCCACACGACCTACGACACGCCATCTTTGGTATGTGCTGGACCACCAGATAAATGCAGACGGCTCTTTGAACCTCTTTCCATTAAAAGCACGGTTAGGCCTTTTGTTTTTCTGTTGCTCAGCCTTTGTAATCCAGCAACAATTGCTTGGCTCGTAATTCCCGCTCACGTTTTTGCGTTCGATGGTCAAGTGTTCGTCGTATCCGTTTACCAATGCCCAATCGCGAAAGACCTTCCAATCGCTTAGCCACTCTTCGCAAATCGATATTCCTCTGGCTCCATAGTTCTGGTAGTTATTGCAATGCGTGTAATAGCATCGCTTTTTCATGTCGATCCAACACTGATAAATTCTTTTATGAACAACCGTTTCTCCTCTCGGCGGTTGCTCCCGATTTTCTTTGGGAACTGGCTGGCCAACAAACCAGTTGCGACCGCAGTCGAGGCAAGTAAACCGACGGCGCATTCCCTTTGAATAGCCGTTCTTCTTAAATCGATTGTGCTCGCACATAAGGCCCATCCGTATTTCTCTAAATCCGTAGTGACATCCTGTTGTGAATCAATGGTGTGGTGTTCAACCATCCCGCTGGCCGATTGCCCTCGCGGGAATGGAGAATGATTTAAAATGTTGGATCGCGGTAATAGCGACGTTCTCCGACCAAGCAGCGACGAGCTGTCGCTTTGTTGTTTACCCACCCATGCTTGTCACTCCAGAAGTAGGTCGTTATGTCGCCTTTAGGATTGGGTGCGTATGTGTATTCCAGGTCTGGCCATTTGCCTCCGACGATCGTCTCTTGATCTACTTGCACTGTTAATGTCTTAGGCGTGCGTTTGACAATCGTGGCTGGGTAGGTGTCGCTGTAAAGCAGCAACGTGCAACCATCGCCTATCGCGCCCTTAGTGTGGTCACCATTCTTGCAAAAGTGATCCATTGTGATTGTTGCCATTGGTTCATTCTCCATTGGTTAAATTGAATTCCAAAATTCATCCCTCACGCCGATTTCGCAAACCGGCTTACGCTACTCTCAAACTCTTTATCAGTGCGTCGTATCCTGGTCGTCCGAACTCTTTGCCAAACTGACTCACGATGTCAGCACAACGATTGACCGCATGAAATCTCGCGTCCTCGTCGTCGGCGTATTCAAGTTCATGCACGTTATTCAAGTGATCTTCCATTGCGTTCAGGATTTCCAAGGCCGCGTCCCAGTCGAACTTGGCTTTCGCCTTGCGAACTGCGTTGTTGTGAATCTCGGCGAATTGGCCGATGAAGTCTTCATTAACGGTCGCCATGCTGTTGCTCCATTTCGTCCTTAAAAAACCTGTGAACTCGAATCGTCGCGTTACGCCCGCTGGTGGTTTTTCTCAATTGCCCTGTCACGATGATCGTTCCGACTTCCTCAAGCTCTTCTCGTCGCCATCGCAACGTGCTTTCCGTCGTTTCGTGATTGATAATCTCGGATCGAAAACATGCGTACATCTCGCAGTCAGTCATGCCGCGTTCCGCTGCTCGCAGGAAGAACTCACAAACTTGGTTGCGTCGGCTCTCTTTCTCGTCCGCACTCATCGACTTACCGGCCTCGATGCTGTTCGGATCTTTCATCGGAGTGCGATTGCGGGTCGGCTGCTTCGGTTGCTCGACCGGCTTCTTGGCGTAAGTCACCTCGCCATCTTCACCCCAAAACGTCGGCGTTTGATTGGCTGAGTTCATAAAAATCTGCTAACATGTTTCAAGTCTTGGCTCGTGCCAGCCAGTCGGGCGATTGATCTGACACGAGCCGCAACATGAAAGGGTCTTGGTTTGGCTAAAACACAATGGCAAATTCGGTTCGCAGTTCCAGACAAAAAAGATGTCATAATTGAGGCGGATGACATGCTTTACCAAAATGGCTTGCTGACGTTCTCAAACAAACTCCCAGAAACTGAGCGACACAAAACCGCAGCAATATTCCTAGGATCACAACTAGCCGGATGGTGGGACAGAAGCACCGTCCCGTCCTAACGCCAGCTTTTCCGTCAATTTCTTGAAGGTCATTTCGGCATCCTTGCTAATCGCGAGGGTGCCATTTTTTGTAGTCACAATGCAATTGATCGATTCACCGGCAACAGAAGAAATCGTGTCGCCCGGTGTTAAATGCGCACTCACGACCTCGCTTAGATCGATTAACAGTGAATCAGATATTTTCGTTAACATTGGAACTCCTTTGAGTTGTTGGTTGTGCCAGTTACAGACGTGGGGCAACGCTACAAGGCTGGTCGGCGGTTAAAGTTCTTTAACAGGGAGTTGGCGGTAAAACTGATTGATCTCTTCACCGATGTAAACCAAACAGCCTTTGTCGTCTCTCGCTTTCACAATCCCCGTCGATCGCATTTCTTTGAGCTTCCCGTCACCGATACCCATTCTTTTGAGTCGCGTTGTGGAGTAGCTCACACGGTCGTCGATCTCGATGTCTTTGATGGTGTCCGGCATCACGCAGTCTCCGAGAATGGATTCTTGGACTTGATCTTTCTGACTTCGCCAGAAGCTAAAACCTTTCCAGCGCGAATGAACTTGGTTTCAAATCTCGCTCGTTCTTGGGCTGTCGATTTCCGGTCACGCTCACGGATGAAATCGAAATAATGCTTCCAACAAAGACCACGGCGAACCGCATGGTTTTTGCAAAGAAGGCATGTTCCCGCCTTCACCGAAGCGGTCGTTTGCTTCTTCACTTTGCTTGTTTTTGCGGCCATCTGATAAATGCCTATCAATTGGGAAATGTCGTGATTCATGGGTCTCGGATGCGAAATCTTGGTGGTTTGCATCCGTGCGATTAAAGTGACACATGTGATATTAACAACCTTTGTGACCTTGTCAACAGTGTTGCTACACAAATGACACAATGTGATACTTGAAAGATTTTATAACCCTATACAACATAAAGACTTATTGACAAAAAGTTTTTTTGTGAAAGAATTGCGTGTATGAAAAGTAGCAAAAAAAGTAGCGGTGTCGTGGCAAAAACATGCCTCATCTGTGGTGGCACGGGAACCAAAAAACTCCCCGTGCGACGAGGTCTTTGCAATAAGCACTACCTGTCCTATCAGCGGGCCTACAAGATGGTCCCGAAAGAAAAAAGGGAGGAATTTGAGCAGGACTCAATCAAGGCAGGCGAAGTGTTGCCGATGGACGACAACGTTCACGTCAAGCGTGCGCTTAAGTATATGAATCCTGAGGATCGGAGTTTGATAGAAGGTGCAGCGCCGTTACTCGATAAATTCAAAAAGAAGGGATAACTATGGTTTCGGTCATTGCGTTTGTTCTGATGTCATGTCAGGTAGTAGTTCCTGCTAATGTTTTTGCTAGAGAGCTAAAAAAAGCAGAAGATCATCGCGCCGCGTACATTTCTGAGTGCGAATCCGAGGCAGCAGAATTACGTGCGAAGGGAAAGCTGCTCGCAGTCGCAAAGGTTGGGACAAACGTTCACCTTAAAGATGCAAAAACCAACAAGCCTCATTTGGTGTACGTTAAGTCGCAGGAAATCAAAGACGCCACGCTTAAAGCGATGGGTGAACGGGTGGAATATCTTGAAGGCGAGGTAAAGGCGGCCAAATCATTGGATTTGCTGCCACAGCCCACCAAGGAGCATGAGTCGCTTTATTCGGTGTTTTATTTTTCGGACAAAATCAAAGTAAAGCAGGTGTTCGACGGCGAAAATGTGCTGATCACGTATAAATACAATAAACCGGACGGGGCAGTTGACGTTGTTGATTATGTATTAACTGGAGTCAACGTAGGGGCCTTTGCTGACGGAAAAGAAATGCAATACGCAATACCGCTTATGGTGGTTGGAAACTATTCTTACATCACAAAGGACGAAAACAGGCGGACGGTACATAAGTTGGTTCCTGCCACAAAACGGGAGCTAGAGGTTTTGGCGGGAATTAAAAGTAAGGAAAGCGTAGTCGAGCATGAACTGACTAACAAAAAAGCCACTTCAAAATGATCCGCGTATTTGTCCGCAAAAAGCCTGACCGAGATTTCTACCAACTCTATTACGTCGATCCGTTCACCGGCAAAGATGTCACGCGGTCTGCTAATACCGACAACAAGGCGTTGGCCGAGCGTGAGGCACAGAACTGGGAAACCGAGCTGACAGAGCAGGGGATCGGTGGCGGCGAGGTCTCCTGGGACGTTTTCAGACTGCGATTCACCGACGAGCATTTAGCCCACTTAGCCATCAATACGCTCAAAGCCTACGAATCGAGTCTCAATGCTTTTGAAAATGCAGTAGGAAAACCGAAGTCCCTTTCGCTCGTCAATCCGAGCCTCATGAGTAAGCTGCGAACGAAGCTGATTGCAAACGCCGGTTCGGTTGAAACGGCCAAGAAATACATGCGTCACATTCAGGGCGCGTTGTCCTGGGCCGAAACAATCGGACTGATTAAAAAGGCCCCGTCGTTTATCGGTGTTCCTGGTAGCGGCAAGATGAAGGGGAGGCCGGTCACGGATAAAGAATTTCAGTCCATGATCGATAACGCGAACGTCGAGAAGCCGGGTGAGTTTGCGAAAACAACTGCCGTGGAAGTTGAAAAACGGATCTTCACAATGAAGTCGATTTGGGAGTCCGGCCTGAGAGTCGGCGAGCTATCGCGCTGCCACTGGGATAGCGGGCCGATCCGGTTCGATTTAGACAGCGGCGCATACCCTCAAATGATATTCAGCGTTGGCAGCCACAAGTCACGCCGACAAGAAATTGTGCCGATGACACCAGAGTTCGCTGCGTTGCTTAGGAAGCGATTTCCCGAAGGCAGTCGCAAGGGAAGGGTGTTTGACCTCGCGCAGCCCGATCGCGTCATATCGGCCATAGGCGTGGCCGCCAAGATCATTGTGAACGAAGATGGCAAGTGCGCATCGGCTCATGACCTGAGACGCTCGTTTGCGACTCGCTGGAGTTATAAGGTTCGGCCAGTGATTTTGCAACGAATGATGCGACACAAAAGCATCACCACGACGCTCACTTACTACGTCATGCAAGAGGCCGATGATGTCGGTGCAGAAATCTGGCGCGTACCCCCATTTGTACCCCAAACGCCCGAAAATCCGAAAAGGAAATCAAAACTGACCCCCAAAAACATCGGGAAAAAATGAAAGTTGGGAGTCAGTTTATGGGCTGATTAGGACTTAAAATCCTTCGGAGGGTAACCTCTGTGCGGGTTCGATTCCCGCCATCCCCACTACTTTTGAAGATTGACGAGAACCATGTACCCCAACTTGTACCCCTAAGCGTAAACAGTCGCAATTTTTTTTGCATAGATAATGCAGGTCAAGTCATTCTCTCTGATCCATTTATTTAGCAAGCCAATATCGTGCTTCATGTGCTTCTGACCTTTACGGCCAGAAGAATATACCCTTGGCAGCACTGTTGGTTCATCGCCTTCGTTCGTTGGATCGTAAGCACATAACTGGACTGTCCCTAAGCTCCTCGCCTTTAACGTCTTCATACCTGCCGCCTTTCCTAAAACTACAGGATTCCGTTCTGCCCTCGCGTCCGCTACTTGAGGGTCGCCGTGGGCTAGATTTTCGGATAGCTTTATCCAGATTGCAAGGAAAATAAGTTGGCGCAAACAACCACAGTATCGCTATCAATTCGCCTTAACCTGAAATTAAGGTTTCTTTCTCGTTTCTGCGCTCTCCCGCATTCTGAATTTGCACACGAATCTAACGGAATCTCATATTGCAGGACTGACGCGCCTGCTCGCGGTTGCCACGGCATAAACCGTCTTGGTGTTATGTTGGCAGTGTACAAAGATACTCTAAGCGAGTCAATGGAATTTAA